ATGGAAAACAAAAGAATTTTTATCAGCTATAGCTGGGACTCAGAGAGTCATAAACAGTGGGCATTAAAGCTATCTAATCAGTTAGAAGAATACTTTGAATTACATATCACTTTCGATCAGTATGATTTAGATTCCTTTGAAGATAAAAACCATTTCATGGAAAAAGGAGTTTTTGAAAATGACATAATAATTATGTTAGTCACTCCTAAATACGTTGAGAAGGCAAATCAGAGGATTGGTGGAGTAGGTATCGAAACAAAAATGTCTTCTGCCCGTCACTGGGAAGAATCTCAATCTCAAGGGAGAAGCAATATTATTCCAGTATTGCGTGAAGGCTCAGACTTACCTAATTACCTAAAAGAAAAATTTTATATTGATTTTCGTAATGATTGTAAGTATGACTCTTCATTTGAAAGTTTAATAAAACATATTAATGGTACATCTAAAGTTGCTAGACCACAAAAAAAACGCTCTATTACTCAAAAGCCGATACATAAAGACCTTACAAGAATTGATGATTTTTTAAAAATAAATCACAAAAAGAGAAACTTAGTTTTTGATCGTAATGAAACCACTGATTTCTCAGGTAATAACAGAATTAAATTTGAATTATGGGAAACTAAATCACCAGCAGTAAATCACTATCTATTTCTCTTCGATAACATTGTTTTAAAACCAACTATCAAAAGACTGTGTGACCTTATAAAAAAGAATAAAACTCAAATCACACTATTAACCATCTTGAGGTCAAAGAAAGGAGAAAAAGGTTATGTGGCAAAGCTCATTACTGAAAATGGCTGCAATTTTGAAATAGATGAAATTACATTCTCAGATTATATCTGGGATTACTGCATTGAGGATGAGGCTAAAATTCCGTCCACCATTTATAAGCAAAAGTTCTTTATAGATCAGCCATTACTTACAATAAACGATGAATCAGTTTCCAAAGGTCCAGCTTTAGAGTTTTTGAAAACAGAACTCAATAAAGATAGTCAATCCTCAGCAAAAGTGATTATTGCTCCAGGAGGTACAGGGAAGACCACTTTATGTCAATATATTGCAAGTGAGTACCAAAATCCAGACAGTGCTATATCAGTATTTATCCAATCTGAAGAGCTAAGAGAATGCGGTCAAGTTGATGGTATAGAAAAAAACAGAATTGAATCTGTTTATGATTTGTATGAACTATACTCGCAGGTCATTTCGGCACAAGGAAGTACTCAGCTCACATATGATAAAGCCACTTTTGAAGTAGCTTTGATAACTGGTCGTTTAGTATTAGTTATTGATGGTATGGATGAAATTATTTCTCTATTCCCAGAATCTTTTGATCTTGATTCTTTCTTGAAGTCTATTGAGGAGCTTAATTGTCAATTAGCTTCTTGTAAAATTGTAATTACATCACGAAACGATGTTTTTGACTTTGAATTAATGGAGAAATATGAACACTTCGATAAATACCAATTACTTGGTTTTGATGAGTCAGCATGTGAAAGTTATTTAACTAGACGATTTAGAACATTACAACATCCAGAAGCTTTGAAGCAAAAGGTTTTATCTAACATAAGGCCTTTACTCAAATCTGATGAAAATCAAAGAATTTTACCATTTGTTGTAGACCTATTATCCTCTCTAGCAGAAGACTCATCTAATGATGAAGTTAGTATAGCCCTGTCATTCGATGGTAAAAAATATGAAAGCAATGAAGATATAACCGACTATTTAGTCTATTCAGTTTTAAGAAGAGAGTGGCAAAGACAAAAAATAGGTATTCCAGTTGAAGATGTCCTCGAAATTTTCCTCGAAATATCATCAACACACAAAGACCAATTTTTGAAGTCTGACTTTCAGGATGTCGTAAGCATTTTTGTTAGTGATAATAGTGATGATCTATTTACTAAAATGCTACGAAATCCGTTGCTAATTGTCGAACAAGAACTATGCCGATTCAAGTATGATTTCATCGCGGACTACTTCAAATCATTATATATAATTAACTCAATTAACACAATATCAACAAATGAGGATTTCATTAAACTTTTAGCAAAAAATGCTTATGGTGAAAATGAAGTAATGTTAGGTGCATCTAGATATTACTCGAAGAAAGATGAGGATTTTTTATTAGATAAAGCAAAAAATATAATTTCACATTTGAAGTCAAAAATATCTGCATCAGATGTAATGTCGAATAGTGATGTTAATTTCCGCGCAATCTCTTTCCTGGTGAAGTTATGTTCTATAAGTTGCAAGTGTAATAACTCAAAAGAACAGTTTACATTCATACTAAAAAAAATCTTTGAAAGCGACTCTTTGTTTAAAAATCTAGCTATTTACGGTGATAACATACCAATGGATTTAGTCGGAGTGAAAATAATCGACTCAAGATTTATAGGGTATAAAAATTTCTCTAGATCAAAGTTCGAAGAAACAGAAATATATAATTGTTTTTTTGATTCATGTTATAACGACACACCATCGAAAAGTTTTAGAAAAGGGAAATTTAATTCTTGTCGCCTTGGAGATTTAGAGCTTTCAATTGCAGGAGAAGAAGAAAAATCAGAGAAAGATCGTGCACTAATCGAAAATGAATTAAGAAATTTTTTAAATAGCTTTTTCCATAGGGGTGCATTTACAGACAAAAAGCTTGATTACATCAAGTTGTCCACTCGCATTAAATCCATTAATCGAGCTTTTTTCACCAACTGGTCAAAGAAGATATCATTAAGGTAAAGGTTGAAAAATCAAGTGAAACTTACTATATAATTGCTCCTCATTATGAGGATAGTGTATATGGTTTTTTATCAAATAATAAAATTGATAGAAAAATAGAAAAAATAATTGAATTTATTGAACTATGAAATAACAAGATATTACAGCATACGAGTTACCAAATGTAGATTTAAAGTATGATTTTATTTTGCCGAAGTATTTTTACTACGACAATATACTCATCTCGAATTCTACTTAACCGCATGTTAAATATCATTTTCATAACAATTTACCACGCAGAAATCCACCATATATTTACAGATTCAGACTCACTTGAGTCTGAATCCAACTCTAATGTTTTACGAACAAAAGACGGAATTTTTCCGTATATCTGCTACCCTCACTTACACCAAATTGCCCGCTCCCTAACACCAGGCACTAACGAATGCATCCCCCACCCTCTAGCACCGGCATCACGCAACATTGAGAGCACTATCCGCGCCTGCTCACACGTATAACCCCGCTTACAGATGGTTTGCCACGCAGTCCCCCGCATTGCGATATTCAACGAGTCAATCAGCGTTTCTCGAATCATTAACTCAGCCTCGCGCTCGCTAACCTTACAGTGGTGCGAAATAGCTCGAATACTCGCTGATACAGCCATTCCCGCAAGGCTTTGCTGGTCATCCAACACAGTGGCTTTCTTGGTCTTTTTGGTCGTGGTCATTGGTTAGCCCTTACTTTGCTCAATTTCTCTTGAATCGCTTTTCGAAACGCTAGCCCGGTCATTTGGCTTGTCTGTGTCTCGAATCTCCTTACTGGAGCCGGTGGTCGCCGGTTATCGGTAATTCTGGCTACAGACTCTGGTATCTTCTGCCCTAGCCCTATACGCTCACTCCATGTTTTCAATTGCCGCTTGGCGAGCTGTACCAACTCAGCCTCTGACAGATTTCGATTTTTCATCGCCGTGCGCATATCCAACACAATCCAGTACATCACCGGATGAGACCACGGATAATGCTCAGGTGAGTCATACAGCAATCGGTCAGCGCTATACCGATGAAAACATGCCATCACCGACTCCACATCCGGTAACCCGTTTTCCTGTTGTTCCAGGCATAATTCCAGCCAATCGCGCGGCACAGGATACGGGTAATACTTCCGCAAAGGCGCTTGGATGAGCGCATGCTCAATCTGCTTGGTAGTCACCTTCCCATCGGTCAAAATCCGCGTAATTTCCCTCGTAAATGCGTCCAGCATCTCCTTGCTGCTCAAACGTGCTTGCATTGCTGGCCAGTGAATGGAGTACAGGGGCATAACCTGAGTCATAACCATCTGACGAACCGCCGAGTGCTGCCGCTTCGTCGAGATATCCCTGCTCTGCGAGTAGCTCGCGCATTGCGTCCAACCCACGGTGCCATGCTGAGTTACCCGCTGAAGCTGGGCGGTTGCCAGTTCGTGAATTGGAATTGTTGTTGCGTTGGTCATTGGTCAGTCCTCGTGCTAAATCGGATTTCAGGCGCTGCACGAATTTCTGAATCCACTGGGTGTGATGGAAACAACGGCCAGTTGGCTCCCAGTACATCCGGAACTCATTCAGCTGCGCCTCGCTGTATGCAGGGTTGGTCAATCCCAGCATACGGGCGTATTTCTCAAACTCAGGCCCCGGATTCCACGTCAAACTCATCGGGAATGCGCTTGGCAACGAGCTGCTAACTTGCGGTACTCGCTGAGTCAGAATGGCGTTTTGAACCTCAGGCAAAACCGGAGCAGATGCACGCGCGTTGAGAGAGAGATTCTCTGTAGTAATCTCTGTTGTATTCTCTGTTGTATTCTCTGTAAGATCGGGTCGTTTTGACCCGTTCAGAACGGCTCTTTTTGGTCTGTTTGAACGGTCAATTTTAGTCTTGTCGATGGGGTCATTTTGACCTGATCCACCGTCCACATCCTCGCGAGGTTTCGAACAATCTGTAGCCGCCTCATGCAGTAATTCACTGTCGTAATTGATGGCGTAATAGTTGGTCATGTCGTGGTTTGATTTATTAATCTGCTCAACGCTCAACACGCCAAGCTTTCTCAGATTACCAAGTGCACGTTTGATGGTTGATTCAGAATAAAACGGTAGCTGTTTTTGCCAACTCTCGATCGTGTTGTATATCCAGCGACGCCCCGCATACTCAACCCCCGAAGTAGTTTCTGTTACCCAGTACTGAATCTGCTGCAGCAAAATGGCCTCGGCTAATCCGAGGCGTACAGCTAATTCAGGGATCACGACTACAGGGCGAGAAGATAATAAAAGAGCCACGTTATACCCCCTCACTACCGGTATTTTGCTTTAGATGAAGTTGATAAACGGTTGGTGTACCAGAATGGCCAACTTTAACTACAGACAAGTAACCGATTTTTTTTAAGCGAGAGATAATCGAACGGATGGTTTTCTCGCTCAGTCCTGTTACCTCAGATAGGCTCACTTGAGATACTGAGCAAAGACCTACATCATCAGCACAATGTGCCATCATAATCAGAACTAATTTGTCGTTACCGGCCAACGGCACTTTGACAGCCTCGGCCATTGCCTGAAAAGACATTTACATAATCTCCTGTGCTGGGCTGCGTAACTTCTCCGGATGGCGCGAATAGAAATCACGTACTTGGTGAATCAAAGTCCCTTGCATTGCACTCTGCATCACTCTGCCCGCAGGCAGATCAAGATTCAGGCCTATTACACAAGCCATCGCATAGAGCACCGAATCCTGCAGATCGGTTGTATTCATGATTTCCGCTGTTGTATCACGCATCGTCATTCTCCTAATTCACTGAGCCAATCCGGTACAGGTAAACCACGCGCTTTGATTTCCTCACGCGCCTGTGCAGCAAGCTCTGGAAACTCACGCATTACCTGCTTCATACCTTCAATAATCAGGATTTTCCCTTCAACGGCCTTGGCCGAGCCGAACGCCGCAGACATAGCGCTAATGGCAATGTCCTCTGCCGGCGGCAGTCGTACTCGCACATCTGCGCAGCTGGTTTCTTGATATAGCAGGCCTTGACGGCCCACTTTAGATCGGGACGAGAACAAGTCTCGTGTTGCTTGAAACGGGAGGTCAGTCCGATTCAGGCGTTTGATGACAGTGGTCATTGGTCAGTCCTCTACAACTTAGTTCTAAGGCTCTTCCATTACATGGATTGCTCGTCAATCATTCAGTTAACACTCCTTACCTTTGCCCATTTGGATGAGGAAATAATGCTGGCAAATCAGGTCGAATCTCATGAGCCTTAACCTGCCCATTAGTGGCATGAACTAACTCGACAACATGTTCTGGTGCCACTCTAGACTTTCCATACAACCATTTTTGGACGGCTGCTTGGCTAACACCACACGCGATAGCTAATTTTTTCTGTGATCCTACAACTTCAACAGCCCTTTTTATAACCACATTCATGAACACCTCCTAAATAAAACCAATTATAAAACCATGGTTTTCATTTAACAATAACTTTGGTTGTTTGACTACTAAGGTAATGCGGTTGTATTTTTAAAGCATGAAAACTACCTTTGCTGAACGACTCAAACTCGCCATGCGAGATGCCGGATACACTCAGGCTGCACTGGCTGACAAAGCAGGGATGACTCAGGCTGGGATACAAAAACTCACTTCAGGAAAAGCAAAAACCAGTACTAAATTACTCGATATTGCAAGTGCATTAGGCGTTCGCGCAGAATGGTTATCATCAGGTGATGGCGCAATGAGAGAGCTTTCTGGTGACATTCCTCAAAAACGAGAGTGGTCACCTGTTTTGCCATGGGATTCTCAAACGCCGGTTACAGAAGAGGAAGTGGAGATTCCTTATCTGAAAGATATTGAGTTCGCATGCGGCTCAGGCTGTTATAGCGAAAATGACTACAATGGTTTTAAGCTTCGCTTTTCAAAATCAACCCTTCGCAAAGTTGGTGCTAACAGCGATGGAAGTGGTGTAATTTGTTTCCCTGTTCGCGGCGACAGCATGGAACCAAACATCCCAGACGGTACGACCGTTGCGGTTAATATCCACGATAAAAAAATCATTGATGGTAAAATTTATGCCATTAATGAAAACGGGTGGAAGCGCTTAAAGCTTTTATATAGAGTTGGACCAGACTTAGTTAGTCTCAGAAGCTTCAATAGTGTAGCTCATCCACCAGAAGAGAAATCGCTTCAAGAAATAGAAATCATTGGACGCGTATTTTGGTGGGCTGTTCTAGACTATTAATATAAAAAGCCCTGATTATTTCAGGGCTTTTAAATTGGTTATTTTTTACGTTTTGCTAAACAATAGCGACACCATTTTGTTAGGCCATCAGGATTATTGGTGTTTTTTTCAAAGTTTGTTTTAAGCCTTCTCTGCTGACATTTTGGACAAACTTTGTAGTGCCTACTCTGCTGAGACACAGTGCGTCCTCTACTTTCCTCTAGGCACTGGCGACACCATTTGGTTAACCCATCATCGTTTTTCTCTGAATGGAAAAATTGATTCGCATCTTTCGTTTTTTTGCAATTTTCACAAACCTTTACACTGGTTTTTCCCATCTCTGGTCTTGGATGCTCTGTGCGAGAAGCGGCTTGAGCATGACTTGGTATTCGTTCTATCGTTTTGTTAATTTTGCTTGTTTGGATAGAGCTTTCTACAGATTTTTTATTTAATTCAGATAGCGTAGTTGATGGCTTTGCTTCTTTTAATCTTGAAGTGCTATTCTTTATTTCTTCATCATGAGTGATTTTATTATAATAACCACGCGACACTCTTTCCTGTTGCTTCCGATATCTGTTAGCTGCCTCCTTATAAATTGGATCGTCATAGACACCAATAATAGCCTTTCTTTCATCAGTTTTTATTATTTCTTCAATATCAATGGTGCCATTATCAGTTTTGACTGTATCACGTTTAACGATAGTGACTTTTCGTGTGGCTGAAGACGTATTTTTTATAAAGATCCAGTAAATAGCGATGCCCACAACCACAATAAAAATTACAAGATCCATTTACACTCCAATTAACCAAGTTAAATAAATCATATGTAGCGTCCAGACTACTCTTTTTCTAGAAATTTTCGTTGAAAATGATCACATGCTGAACAAGCACCTGCACGGTAAAAACAACCAACCCTAGATTCAAAACCACCATCATCACCTAGAGACCTTACTGTTAAGCATCCCTATGTGTTCGAGCAGCCACTTTTCTCAACACACCGAATAAATTATTGCTTAATTCTTCAACAGATCAGTCTTTTCCCCAAAGCCAAATACAACCAAAACAACCAAAAACACAGCCCAAATACAACCAAGGCGTTGACACCAAAACAACCATGGTTATATTATGCATATCAAAGGGACTCACATCCCACGCTCTTTAACAATCTGACAGCCGCGATCAGGTAACTACCCGCATCCCGAGCAACAAATAGCTGCCGCCACGTAAGAGACCTCGTGCCGAGCATACCGATAAGGGAAAGGCGCAATGCGATAGTGGACTGATCCCGCCGGTGGCGGCAGAGACGACCGGCGTTAAGACCTGTGTGCCAGCCGAAGAGTTGGCCGCAGTAACAAGCCCATTTGCGAGTGTGTTTGTTGCTGCGAAAACGCAGTGGACTAACCTAATGACCATTGACCAAAGCTTGGTGCTGGTTTGCCTAGCGCCAAAAAGCAAAAACCCCGCCGAAGCGGGGTTCTCACCTGCTGTAACCGACCAAAGTTACAGCAAAAAGGACTAACCAATGACCACCGAAAAGATGGGCATTGATTCGCTGGTAACCGACCAAAGTCACCAACGTGGAGATCATATCATGAGAACCGACTCGATCAACCGCATCATGTTCAAATACACGCTAAGTGGTTCTGATTTCAACACCAAACGCGGACACTGGACGCTGAAAGCCATCCTGCTGTTCGTCGTCCTTTCTCTGATGTACCTCTCTTATCCGGCTTAACAGCGTGAGGAGGCCACATGTCCAACATGATGGAGCGAGGCCCCGTCGTTGACTCCCCTGACCTCGCTGAAGTACGTGCTTTACTGGAAAAAAGAAAACTGGAGTTTTACGCACGCCTAATGGGACCACCCGTGCCCATCACTATCCGAGAGCAACAAAGAGCGCGAGAACGGCAAGAGATAGAACTGCGCGCCAAGATGAGCCGCCAAAAGGCTTTCGACCACGCCATGGCGCAAATCATGAGACTGCAACAACAAAGGACTCACCAATGACCAATGAAATGATGTCGGCACCAGACCGCGCCGATAACGCTGAAATCACACGCTTTGAACCCGCCGAATCAGGCTTTTACCGGAACATTCCAGCGGCGGCTTATCACGGAGGCCCCGGACTTTCCAAAAGTGCACTGGATTGGGCGCTGATTTCCGGCCAACACTATCACTACTACCAAATTGAAGGACACGACCAGAAAGATACCGCGGCACTGCGCGAAGGCCGCATCCTGCACAAGATAGTGCTTGAGCTGGACGATTTTGAACGGGAGTTTGTGGTTGAACCTGAATGGCCGGAGGAGGCAATCAGCAGTGCTGACCAGATGAAAGCCATCATTCAGGAATACAATGATTCTCTGGAAACCAAGCCCTCCATCGAAGAGTTGATTGCGGCCATCGACGCACACAATACACGGTTGCCCAAGCCAATAGATGCTGGCAAAAATATCTCCGCTCACGAAGTGGCCTACGATGCCCTACCGGCTGTGTACCAAACGTTAGGACCCGATGACAAACGTACCGCAACAGCACTCAAAGCCTGCATCAAGAGTTATAACGATACGCTACCCAAACCACTGAAAACTTCAGGCGGTTACCAAACGGTTCTCGAAAACTACGCCATGTTGGGAGAAAAAGAGGCCGAACGCGTTGCCCATATCAATGCCCTGCCTCAGCCATTGCCACTCAATGGCAGTAAAGCCGAAATGGCGGAGCGTATCCGCAGCTTCAATCCGGATGCCGTTTTTCTGGATGAACTCAAAGAGCAATTCAAGCAACAAGCTGGCCATCGTGAAGTGCTGACCGCCGCAGAGTATCAGCATGCGCTACGTTACCGCGAAGCCATCCTCGCCCATCCCGAACCGGCTGTGTTGCTGGAGCTCGACGGTGAAGCGGAAACCAGTCTCTACTGGAATCATCCGCAAACCGGTGAGCTGTTGAAATGCCGCCCTGACTGGATGAGCCGCAAAGAGCACGTACTGGCCGACCTGAAGTTTGTTCGCAATGCTAGCCCGTCCGGCTTTGCTCGTGATGGCAGCGCGCACAACTACCATATCCAAGATGCGCACTATAGCGATGGATACCAAACTCTCACCGGCCACATTCCAAGCTTTGCGTTCATCGCCGTGGAGAAAGATGGTCCACTCGGTAAAGACGTGTTCAAGCCCATTCTGGTTGGCGTGTATTACTACAGCATCGCTGACCGCGAGCGTGGGCTTGAGCTGCGCGACATGGCGGTTCGCAACGTTGTCCGCTGGCGTCAAGCTGATTACTACCCTGGGCATGATGGTGTCACCGAAATCAGTGTGCCGGCTTATCAAGTCGCCGCGGAGGAGCGCAAGCTGCTCAATGATGAAGGGTTAACCCCACCGGCCAACAATGAAACTCAATCTATCGCGTTCTACGAAGACGAACTCCCATCGTTACCAGAAAACCTGTTTGCCTCGCAGGAGGTCGCATGATGAATCAACAAGTCGCTACAACGCTCAGCAGTGATAAAGCGGTCATGGCCAATGAGCGCGGCCAAGCCAATATGTTGAACCTGATGATGAATGTGGACTTCATGGCCAGCATTGATCGGCTAGCCGACATGATGGCCAGTGGCAAAGCCACCGTGCCTCAGCATCTGCGTGGTAACAAAGCCGATTGCTATGCCATCTGTCTGCAAGCACTGCAGTGGGGAATGAACCCCTTCCCCGTAGCGCAAAAAACGCATCTGGTTAACGGCACGCTCGGCTATGAAGCCCAATTGGTGAACGCTGTCGTCGTGAACTCCGGCGTGATTAAGGGGCGCTTTGACTACGAGTTTTTCGGGCCATGGGAGCGCGTAATCGGTAAGTTCAAAGTCATCAAAACTAAGAAGGATAATAAGGACATCGAGTACCGCGTCCCCAACTGGACATTTGATGATGAGAAAGGCTGCGGCGTCCGCGTTACCGCATTTTTGCCGAATGGCGAGGCGCGAAGCATTGAGCTGTTATTGCAACAGGCGCGCACGCGTAACTCCACATTGTGGGCGGATGACCCTAAACAGCAACTCGCCTATCTGGCGGTTAAGCGCTGGGCGCGATTGTATACGCCCGATGTCATCATGGGCGTTTACTCCGTTGACGAACTGCAAGAGGAAATCGACATCACGCCGATGGGTGGTGACGATACTCCGCCCTCAGGACAATCAGTGACTGAACGTTTAGCCGCTCAGGCCGCACGTAAACGAGCCGCACAGCAAGCCGCGCGCAAGGGTAATGTCATTGAAGGTGAAGCCCGTCCTGTCGCGGAAGCCGCGGCAGTGGCAACTGAACCTGCGGTAGACGAAACCCCAGAGCCATCATCAGCACAAAACGACACGCCTGATGAGCCATCGGTACAAGATGTTCAGGATATGCTGGCCGATATCTTGTTCCGTATGGACGAGTCACAATCAGGGCACGAGATAAAGCAGCTGGTCGAAGAAATTGCCACCATCGGCAAATTCATGACCAAAGACCAGCAAGCCCAAGCCAATCTTGTTTATCACCGCAATATGGACCGTTTAGGTCTACGTAAAAATGCAGCATAACCCAAGGACTGACCATGACCACAACCACCGTTGCCAGCGCACTGGAAAGTGCGCTGCGCCCTATCGCCTATCAACTGGATAATGCACTGGCGATGACCGAAGGGGTTGCCGCCTCCTCACTTCAAGCTGCCAAGACTCTTCTTGAGCAAGTCACGCTGCAAGTATTAACCCAATACGACAAAGAGATTGATGAGTTTAACTCTCTGCTGGATGAACTCGAGAAAACACGAGCCCAATTGCAGACCGCGCAACTCAGTGCCGGCTCTTCACGGGAAACAGTTCGCGAGCTTGAGATTGCCGTTGCTGAGAAAACAGCATTGCTCGACCGACTTGAAGCACGCATGAAACTGGATACCTCGGCGACAGCGCTCCTTCGCAAAGAGTACAACGAGCTCAAGTCGATGAATCCCCATCGATTGAAAGAGAACTTGGCGGAAACCCGCAAAAAACTGACTGAAGCCATCCGATTACGCGATGACCTACAGCGTGACAATCAGAAGCTACGTAAAGATGTCGCCAAGCTCAAATCCCATACCGCAGAACTGGTTGAGGCCACGCTTAAACTCACGCAGGAGTGCACCGAATTACGCAGTCGTTTAATGAAAACCGACGGCGATGTCGAGCCGCGTTACTTCAATTCGCAGTACAAGGAATGGGGGGTCGGATATTACTTGTATGTGTTCGGATTCGGACTCGATATCACCCAATCAGACCCAGACATTCACATCATCAATACAGAGCTCGATTGGCATATCGAAGTACGCTGCACTCTAGGCGTTGCCGTCATTGTAAGTGTGACTGACTGGCTCACACCCTTCTACCCTGACCCAACCGTCAACCCACTTCACGCTGCGTGGCCAGATGAGCTGAACGACGCCGTAATCGCTAAGATTCGCGACCTCTGCGCTAACTCGCACCCAATGTTGGTAGCTCGCGCTGAATGGGCAGAATTGCAATTACTCAGTGAAATTGGATTGCCCGCGAAGCAATGTGACTTGCTGGCCGCCAGCAATATCCAAACCCTCTTTGACGTTGTGCGCCGCGAGCCTAGTGCGCTTACCAAGGTCAAAGGCATTGGAGAAAAAACAGCGCGGGAAATCCATGCATTCTGCATGCAGCATGTTCGTGAATGGATGCGCCAATACAATAAAGAGTGCCGCCAGACGGCAGCGTAAGGAGTAAGTATGGAGCAACGTTATCTAACACAAGAACAACGTGATGATGCCTATAAAACTTACCGCCAGCGAGGTATTCGAGTCCGCAAAGTCGGGTTATTCAGCCTTGAGCTAAGCCCTCATCATAGCTCAGTGAGGCATCGACCGCATTATGCCCGTAGCCCTGTCTGGCAAATGATGACGACTTCATCATCGCAATTTCGCTAGCGAGTGAAGCGAAAAAATACAGCCTAAATCTGTGAATAAAAAAGCCGGTGCATTTGGCTCCGGCTAATACGAGCTAGACAGCAATTAGGGGAAAACGCCTAGCAATAAAAAGTGTAGCCAACAAAACGGATCTATGCATATTATTTTTAATTATGTGCGCCGATAACAAGGGATCATTTCAACCCGAAACTATTCCGCTGCAATAACGAGGGTGATTCAGAAAGCGAGGTCTAATTAGAGATATAACCCACATAAACATGTCAATACTAGGTCACGAGCGCCAACTATCGTGCAATTGCTTAAAGTGTGATTTCATATTCAGCATTTTTATAACTATCACGATAAAGTACTTGTATATTTAAGCCGTTAATCAGCTAAGTTCAGGATGAACAATATGCAAAAGACTCTCAAATCATGGAACGCAGGAACCTGCCAATTAACGACGTACGATATATGCATTGCGATGACGCTAGCGTGTTTAAAGGGCAAAAGAATCAATCACAACAATCTAGAAAAGGCATGTCTTTACGCCGATAACGCAATTCGGAAAATGATAATCATGACTAAGTTAAACACACCTCAGGAACAGAGTTAAGCCAGCGTGCTTTTCGCTGGCTTAATGGTAAAGACTTAATACATTTGTGGGGCAACTGTTCGTTCACAGTTACTGCTAGGGAAGTCAGAGTTCGACTGGCACTGATAACTGTTTCCCGAACTAAAGTATGATGTACCTGATGAGCCTTGGTTATCGTAAGCACAGCCAGCTAGGCTCACGATGATAATCATAAAAAGGAGTTTGTTCATAATCGCCCCCTATCCTCAACAGCATGTAGGAAGGTGCAACAATACACATACTCAATGTTAGTTTAGAAAACTCGACCATATCGGCCCTGTTTTACGAAGGTTTGTGATTCTGATATTCAATAACGCTATCCATATGGTTTAGCTTACAAAAAAATCACCGTATTTTTTGTGTACAAACATTTCAATCCACATATCAAAAAGACTTAACGACAACCGCATAACCCCCAACACATTAGCAATCACTTACGTATGTTTTGTTTTATGCTTTAATCGGTCATAAAACCATCTTTAGTTACTGTTACCTCAGTTATTTTCAGGAGATAAATCACTCGGCGTTAAGCAACTACAAGACAGATAGTTATTATATTCAGTTTAATTATATAGCCCTATGCACTAAGAATTTGTATTTACTATCTGGTTCTCTAATTAAGGTATGTAATGAGAGCGTGAAGCTTACCCACCGGACGAACTGATGTATTGAGGTAATAAAGTGACGACTTCCTCTCTCGCTTTGCAGGATGCAATTATTGAGCTCCCACACTCAAACTGGGCCAACACATACTCTCACGACGTTGATGTCGTAAGTGCTTTAGAGCAAGGCAAGGTCATCTTCCTTCCTAACTTAGCATTCAAGTTAAATTCAAAAGAAAAGGAAATGCTTTCACCATCTCTTATTGACCCCAAACGTAAAAACATCAGTTATCAGCCTGAGCTGAATAAGCTATCAGGCGTGATTCGCAGCTCAGAAAACGACCTGCATGCTGCAACCATCCTAGCGATGATGGATAGACACTATAATTCTTGTCTGAAATTAGTGGCTAATTTACTCCCTGAGTATCGTGACAGCGTACATTCACCGACAAGCAGTTTACGCCTTCATCCAATATCTGAGTGGAAAGCGGGTAACTCATGGCGAAAAGATGATACACGCCTTCATGTTGATGCATTTCCATCCCGTCCCAATTACGGGAACAGAATTCTGCGGATTTTCACCAATATAAATCCAAATGGCCACAGTAGAGTTTGGCGTGTTGGGGAGCCCTTCCCTGATATCGCCAATCACTTTGTAGCACGTTGTAAGCCTTATAGCCCATTCGTGAGTTGGTTACAGAATACCGTAGGCATTACGAAGACCAAGCGCAGCCATTATGATCACATAATGCTAGAGCTGCATGATGCAATGAAAGCTGATATGGAATACCAGGCTAATGGACGGCAAGCAGAAATAGCTTTTCCGACAGGAAGTAGTTGGATTTGCTTTGCCGATCAAACACCACACGCAGCGATGTCTGGGCAATTCATGATGGAGCAAACTTTCTTTTTACCAATCCATGCCATGAAAACACCACAGCATGCCCCTTTGAAGGTATTAGAACGTTTAATGCAGCGGCCATTAATTTAGTTCTCGTATCAACATCGATTGCATAAACAAATTAGGCCGCCAATTGCGGCCTTTGTTATGCGTATCTATCTTTGCACCTAGCACCTAACCACACTAGTGCATAGGTAAATATCGTCCCTTCCATACACGCTGCTGATATCCAAAATGAAGGTATCGCCCTTCAGCTTGGGAATGCCATGCAGTGCCATATCTGTGACAAACGGTCAGCCATCACCACAATAGGTCGCTCTCTCGGCCTATGCGAGTCATGTGCCATTGATACAGCGCTATCACTATTAGCCGTCACTCGGCTCAGTGATAACGCTGTTCAAGCTCTGATGAATGCCAGCTACAACCTCGCAGCATTGCCAGTAACGCAACAGCATTGGCTAGCCACAGATATCGCTAAAGAGTTAGGCGTTTCAGCGCAAAAAGTTGGCCGAATAGCCAACCAACATGGACTCAAAAAAGCACCCTATGGTGAGTGGCGGCTAGACCAGGCCGCCTACTCCCACAAGCAAATTGAAAGCTTTGTCTACAACTCGAAGGGCCGTCAGGCTCTACATGAACTGTTTAGGATGTAAGGACTCTATTGAATTGATCACTAGGTAAGACTTAGGGAATAAGTGGGAATACTGGGAAGTAAGTGGGATCCAAAGTCAGACTTGGCGAGGCCTGAAGAGCAACTGACATTCTTCAGGCCGTATTCATTTTAGGTGTTTGGAAAAATGATCAATACATCAATGAACAACTAGAAACGGCTAGTGATTTGATCAACAGCATTTTCAGAAACGACACATTTAAAACCGATTTAAATCTGCTTCATTCACTCTCCAACATCATGCGATATGTGAACCACTTGGCCGATGATCTCAAAAGTGTGCTGCTGGTCTTTAGGCACTTCGATCGGCTGATAGTGTTTGTTGTCGCTGAGCAGTAGCCAGGCGTTCGGCAAGACCTGTAGTCGCTTAACCCATAGCTGGTCAGCATTACGCACAACGTAGATGTGACCGTCCACAGGACGCGTTCTGCCGAGGTGTACAACGAGCGTATCGTTGTTGCTTATGGTCGGCTCCATGCTGTCGCCTTTGCTCCAGACGATGGCTAGTTCTTTTTCATTAAACCCGCGCCACCTAAGCCATTTACGCCTAAACGCTAAATGCCTGCACGGTTCGCAGTCAGTCTGCGTGATTGTGCCGTGTCCTGCTGATACTTGGACGCGGTAACCAGGTATTAAAGCGAACTCTTCTAGAAACTTGTTTTCATAAACGGTTTCCGGTTCATTCAGCGCCTGTGGCCTTTCTAAATCCTCATCGACGCTATACCAGTACTCAATGCCTGGTCCTTTGACTCCTTCCTGTTTTCGCCACTTCCAACCCTCTCTCTTCGCTTTCTTGTGTATGCCTTGTGGTGTGCTTGGCATGCCTGGTAACTCGGAGAGCTCCTTGGCCGTCATCCATTCGTTTCTCAAAACACCCTCTTTAGGAAACTGAGTTTCCGAAAAACATTTATAGTTTCTTTCGTTATATATCAATGGCTTATCAATTTCTTGATAGAAACCATTGAGAAACAGCTTGATGTTAACAGGTTTCTGAATAAACTGATTACAGAAACTGATTACAGAAATTGATAACTGATGGTAATTCAGAAGTGAGGTAAACGAAATGGAAACTGAAATCAGAGCTAGCGATTGGCACCGTTCTGATGTGATTTCAGCCCTCAAAAAGCGGGGTACGAATCTATCTAGGTTGTCACGTGAGAACGGCCTTGGCAGTCAAACGCTGTACAACGCGTTGATGCGTCCATGGCCAAAAGGCGAAGGGATTATCTCTGCTGCTATTGGTGTGCCAAAGGAAGAGATCTGGCCATCACGTTATCCGTCACTGAAAGAAGCTGTATGAGGAGCGCCTCCATGGAGTGGTTTTCAGTCACAGACGTTGTTGGTTTGCCAGGTCTTCCAGGTACTCCTCAAGGCGTTAGAAAAATGGCCAAGAGCCAAGGATGGGAATCTCGCCGCAAGGAAGGTGTTCAGGGTAAAGCGTTTGAGTTTTCTGTTTCGTGTTTGCCTACAGCAGCCCAAGCCGCGCTGCTGCGTAAGAGCGGCAAAGTTCAGATTGGTGGCATGACATTGGATCTGCCTAAGCCTAAAGCACCACGTTATTGCAAAGAGCAGTTGTGGGCGCGTTGGGGTAAGGCAAATGAAAAGGCCCATGAAAAAGCGAAGGCTCGGGTTGCTGCTGTGCAGGCTGTGCATGCGTTAGTTCAGAACGGCAGTTCGTTGATGGATGCGTATAAGCACATTTCTGAAGAGTTCGCGATTGCTCTGCCGACTCTGCGCCGTTATTGCGCTGCGGTTAAGGGTTTTGAGTCTAGCGATTGGTTGGCGGTGTTGTTGCCGAAGCATCAGGAATCAGCCACGGCTAATCGTGTTGCGAAGTTGGCACCGGTCAGTGCTGAGGCGTGGGAGTACTTCAAGGCGGATTACTTGCGTAATGAGCGGCCAAACGCCAGCAGTTGCTATGACCGTTTGTGTTTAGCTGCCCGTGAGTACGGCTGGTCTGTGCCGAGTTTAGACAGCTTGATGCGCCGTTTGGGTTTAGAGGTTTCAACTGCTCAACGCGTGATGCTGCGTGACGGTGAACATGCGTTGATGCAGCTCTATCCACCGCAAGAGCGAACCATTGCTGAGTTGGATGCAATGAGCTGGTTAAACGGCGACGGATACCAACACAACGTGTTTGTGAAGTGGTTCAACGGTGAAATTCTGCGCCCGAAAACATGGGTTTGGCAGGACGTTTACAGCCGGAAGATTGTGGCATGGCGTACTGATGTGAGTGAGAACACCGACAGCATTCGCCTGAGCTTGATGGATGCGTGCAGCAAGTACGGTATTCCACGCGAAATCACTATCGATAACACGCGCGCTGCGGCCAACAAGTGGATGACCGGCGGTGTGCCAAACCGTTATCGCTTCAAAGTTAAAGAGGATGACCCGCTCGGGATCATTCCGATGCTGGGCATTGAGCTGCACTGGACAAGTGTGCTGCTGGGTAAAGGTCATGGTCAGGCGAAGCCGGTTGAACGTGCGTTCGGCGTGGGTGGTCTTGATGAAATGATCGATAAGCATCCGCTGTTAGCGGGTTGCTACACCGGCCCTAACCCGATGGCGAAGCCAGACAATTATGGTGAACGGGCGGCTGATGCGGCGGAGTTCATGCGGATCATTGCTGAGGGTGTGGCGCTGTACAACAGCAAGGTTGGCCGTGAAACAGAAGCCTGTGGCGGTGTGATGAGCTTTGACCAGGCATTTGAAAACAGCTATCGCCAAGCGTCTATCCGTAAAGCTACTGATGCTCAACTGACGTTGATGCTGCTGCAGGCTGAAGCTACCCGCGTTAGCAAGCACGGCACTATCAAGTTGGAGTCAGGCGGCAGTATTGCGAAGCGCAGTAACCGCTATTACCACCCTGATTTGGCGCAGTACGCCGACCAAAAAGTGGTCGCGCGGTTCGACCCACAGCGACTGCATGAAACGGTACTCGTTACCACATTGAACGGCCTGCATATCTGCGAAGCGGAGTGCATTGAGAAAGTCGCGTTCGGCGATACCCAACAGGCCCGTGAACACAAACGCAAACGTACTCAATTCGTTAAAACCAATAAAGCGGCAGCTCTGGCTAAGAAAGGCATGTCTGCATTGGAGGCTGCGGCACTGTTACCGAGCATCACTGATGAAGAGGTTCCAGAGGCCAAGGTGGTTGAGATGGTACGCCCGATGATGCAAGGCAATGCGGCAGTAGCGCTGCAGCCTCGAACTGAATTGAGCACGCAAACCGCTGAGCCAGCGACAGTGATCGACTATGAATCACGCTACCAAGCGAATGTTGCAACGCTCGCTGAACAGTTAAAGAAAAACAGCCTGTAACAGGCATTTAAACCGTATTGGCCAATTGGCCCGAAAAGGAGTTTTCCATGACTACAACTTCAATGACAAACGTGGTGTCTCTCGTGAATAACACGGCAGCGGAGCCACTGGAACGCGCTAAAGCTTTGCTTGAATCCGGTGCAGTAACGCAGGCGGATATGGCCAAAGAGATCGGCGTTAGCCCTTCTACGATTAACCAGTTGGTTAAAGGGACATACACCGCTAACCCTGCGGCCATGCTGCAAAAGATTGCTAACTGGTTGAACGCTCGTGACCAGCGTAGCTGCGCCCCGAAAGACCCCGGCTTCGTGCTGACAGAAACGGCACGTCAGATTGCTGCTGATATGACGTATGCGCATGTGACCCAAAGTATCGCGGTTATCCACGGTGCGTCAGGTGTTGGTAAGACACAAGCGCTGCTGGAGTACCAACGTAAAAACAACAACGTCTGGTTAATCACGGCTAGCCCGAGCCGCGCCACGATGACCGAGTGTCTGTATGAGTTGGCGATGGAGCTGGGCATGGAGAACGCCCCGCGCTTGCGTGGCCCTCTGGCTCGCGCACTGCGCCGCAAGCTGCGTAATACCAATGGCCTGATTGTTGTTGATGAAGCCGACCACCTTGATCGCCCAACACTTGAAGAGCTTCGCATCCTGCAAGAGGAAGTCGGCGTGGGCATGGTGTTGGTCGGTAACTCTCGTGTTTACACCCAGCTGACCGGTGGCCAGCGCAGTGAAGACTTCGCCCGTCTGTACTCCCGTATTGCCAAAAAACGCTCGCTGACCAAGTGCAAAAAAGCCGATGTGATGGCGATTGCTGATGCGTGGTCGGTGACTGGCAGTGATGAGCGTGCGCTGCTGCTGAAAATCAGTGAGCGCCCAGGTGGTCTGCGGATGGTGAGCAAGGTGCTGAAACTGGCGGTGATGTACTCCGTGGGTGAGCCACTGAATGAAGGTGATTTGCGCCATGCCTTCAAAGAGCTGGAAGGCGAGTAAAGACAGGCAGCGGGTTGCCTCTACTGGCAACCCTGAACCAATACCGAGAACAGCAAGGAATCCATTATGAACGGAAGTATGAACGGCAATGTGAATCACCAAGCGCTGAAATCTGCCCTGTTCAGCTCAGTGAAAGAGCTGCGTCGTATGGGCTGCCATGTGTTGAAAGTTACCCGCACTCCGGCGCGTCCGGTCATCGAAATTGAGTTTCCCAGCCAAGTGCTGTGTGACCGTGCCGTTGAGATTGATACCACTATCGAGGGCATCAAACGCCGTGTTATGGCGACGCGTTTAGATTGCGGTTCGATGGTTTTTTGGGCGGAGCGTTATGCCGTGGCGAACGCTCATGACTATCAAGATGACGGCGCTGAGTTATCAGCTGCTCTGTACCTCGACTCTAAGCAAGTTCGCTTTCAGGCATAAGGCGGTGGCTATGAATTATTTATGCAAAACGTGCCAGCGGTATTTGCCTGCTGTGCTGGATATCAAGCCGTTTGCACCAGGCGACAAGGTGACGTTCTCACGCGCTAGCTTGCGTGGCCGTGGTCGGATTCACATTTCAACTTGCAATGGCGTTGTGCTGGAAATTTCGGGGAACAGCGCTGTGGTGAAAGTTAGGGGAAAACCAGAGCCGGTATCACTCAGCCGACTGCAGCATAAAGACATGCCCAGTTCGCTTGGTATCTCATTCACCGGTTTGTGCGAATGCAACATCTCTCAATCTCGTAAGGAACATGACAATGACAAATGAAACCCAAACCACAACAGCACCAGAGCATGAAATGCGCACGAATGCGCTGGGTCATTTGGTGCCGGTGCACCTGATTAAGCCGATTGATCTGCTGCGTGATGAAGTGGTGATGGAGCTGATTGCAATGGGCCATCAGCAACAGGAGTTAATGCTGGCGTGTAAGCAGGCCATGCAAAAGCGGATTGTCGATTTTCTCGACCTGAGTGCCAGCGAATATGACGTTACGTGGGGTGGCGCTAAGGGGAATGTGACGCTGCTTTCGTTTGACGGCAAGTACAAGATTGAACGCGCCATTGGCGAGCACCGTGTTTTCAACGAACGCATTCAGGCGGCTAAAGCAAAAATTGATGCGTGCATCGAGCGCTGGTCACCAGGTTCAAGCGCGGAGATTCGTGCGCTGGTTGACCATGCGTTTCGGGTTGGTAAGCAGGGCCGCATTGATGTGAATCAGGTTCTCTCTCTGCGCCAGCTGGCGATTGATGACCCAGAGTGGATGGAGGCGATGCAGGCGTGTGCAGACGCTATCACGGCGGTGAGTAAGACCGAATATATCCGCCTTTATGAGCGTCTGCCGTCAGGTAAGTACACGGCGATTTCTTTGGACTGGGCAAAGCTGTGAGGTGGCAACCATGAAGCAATACCCACTTTCAATCGAAAACGTTGGTTCCGATGACTACATCGTTATGTCACGTGGCCATCATGATATTCACGAATTTATGAAGGCTGTGCGGAAAGAAGAATACAACTGGCCTCTTAGTGTGCCTGAGCACAAGTGGGTTAAGGCTGTGCCTGATACCACTGGGTATTTCCAAATGCGATACCACTACGTTGAAGCCGGTACTCGTGGAGCTTTCCCCGTGACGGTGGCTTGGGAAGCACATGGCGATACTAAGTACGAGTTCGTATTCAAAGAGATGCTTGATGTTAAAAGCGTCTGCAAAACTCTGGGGCCAGCGTGCAAAGGGTGTCCTGATTGTGGGCCGGTGATGGGTGATGCCACCTACCAAGAGATGTTCGGTCATCAACACGATGGAGTTTGAAACGCGCTATGGCCCGCTGTACCTCACCCGTCACGCGATTCAGCGTTGGGTTGAGCGTACCGGTCGCAGCGAATTGGAAATGTTGGGGGCCTTGTCTCGCGCAAGGCGTCCGAGCAAAAGCCAGCTGCGGCGGATTCGGCAGCGTGAAGCGGGATGGAATCCGCGCCGAATCCTCGAATGTGACCTTGCGTATTTCATTCTCAAGAATGGCTCTGTGGTCACCGTTTATGAAAAGAACAATATGGAGTTACATCATGGAAATTGAAGTGCTGAACACCCCGCAATCTGAATACGCATCGCTGTCTACTGAGGCTGCTTTGCTGGAGCGTGAAGGCCGCTACACGATGGCACAAAACGTGTGGCTGATGGCTAGCAAGGTGGCCAAGAAAGCAGTTAATCACGAGTGGGCTATTCGCCGTGCGGCGCTGTGCCAAACCTGTGTTATTCGCTTTGGTGCTGATGCTGCAGTGGACGGTTGTGCTCACGGTGTTGGTGCCGTTCGTGACGTTGCAGAGGTGGCATGATGACTATCAGCAAAGAGCAATGGAAGGCGATTCAAACGCGGTTAAAAGAATTTGTGGTGCATTTGGAGTTTAGCCTGAGCGGTCATGCCATTACGATTCAGCGTGTACGCAAGAGCGAAAGCACAACCGCGTTGGCGGTATACATTGACCACGAAATTAAAGGTAATTGGATTAGTGACCTTAATGATATTTCACCTGATGATGCGTTTATTAATGGTGTGGTGAAGCAGGTTTGGCATCACCGATTTGTTTCTGCTTATAGCAGAAAAAGCATTCAGGAATTGGAGACGCTAAAAAAACGCATTGGTGTTAAGCGCTTCAAAGAGCGGTTCTCCACTTTAGACCCTAAAACAATCGGGAACACATACCTTACGCCCTATTTTGGATCCTCTGCCGCTTTGGTGCGGCAGTTTAAAAAGATTGAGGGGTTGCAGTTAGTGACTGAGTTGCAGGAGGTGGCCGATGAAACTCAGCCCCTATCGCCGCAACTTAGTTGATTATGTAAAGGCTAATGGCCCACGGGTTTTAAGTGGGTCAAAGAAGCCGGTGATGATGACCGATGAACAAGCAATGCAATGGCTTGATGACCGTGTTCCAAAGTGGCGAGATGGACGACCACCGGCAGTTAAGCGTATCTGGGTCGAAACACTGAGTGAGGAAGATGATGATGAACATGACGCAAAATAAACCCCAGCGCGCCGATGTGACTCGCCTTCTGAAGTTGGTGCAGGTTGGCCGCCGTGAATTGGGAATGACGGAGGATGATTACCGGTCATTGCTGGAGCGCGTTACAGGCTCACGTTCTGCGAAAGGGTTAAGTGCAAAAAAACTGGACGATGTGGTGCAGGAAATGAAACGTCTTGGCTTTGTGGTCAGAGTATCGAAGTCTCGCCGCCACTCGCCGCCGAGCTCTGCACGCGTTCGCGCCCCAGAGGTACGCAAGATTCGCGCTATCTGGATTTGCATGCACCATGATGGGTTTGTGCGGAACGGTTCAGAGGATGCGTTAAACGGTTACATCAAGCGCATGACGGCTCGCAATAATGGTGGTGCTGGCATCGATCGCGCTGAGTGGTTGACATCAGAACAGGCGTATCAGGTTCTGGAAGCTCTGAAAAAATGGCACATTCGGTTGATGTCAGAGGTTATATTGAAACGCGGAGATGTGCTGCCGGAGTCGCGTTCGTATCAGTCTAAGGCGATGCCAGGGTATGATTTGATTCGTCTGGTGTATGAGAATCCAGGTTGGCGACCAGGCATGAAGTTGCCTTTAAATGGGGTAATAATTAATCCTGATAAACAATCGGATGCATCTCAATAATAGTGACTTTAAAGGCCCCGTAAGGGGCCTTTTCATTGATAGCATAGATCTGGTGCTGTATGATCTTTAACACTCAGTCACTGCTGGGTATTTATTTATCTGGCGTCAGGAGGGATGTATGGAGACAGACGAGCAGACCATTGATATGTTCGGTGAGCAATTAGATATGAGTATGCTTAGCGATACAGTTTCTCTAATTGAAGATGAAAAATCCGCGCGTTGGCCTGTGGTAATGCGAGAGCTTTATGATCTGTTTTCATGCACGGTACAAAAGCATGGCGGCTCTCCTGAACTGGCTCTGGCTATGATATCTGAACTGTGCCGAGTGTACGGTGGACTACAGTTCTATTTGCCACGCGGAAAGCTGATACATAACACAATTCGTGATTTGAAAATTTGGCAAGAGTTTAAAGGGAACAACTCTACTGAGCTTTGCCGCAAGTATAATGTCTCGCAGAGACACATCTGGATCATCACGGCTCGCATGCGTGCGTATGAGACTCGCCGCCGTCAGCCTGACATGTTTGGAGATAGCTGATGAAACTTAATCGTATGATTCTTACAGCATTATTGCTGAGCGGTTCGCTGTCTGCTGCCCCGCTGACGATTGCAAAGCACGATGTTGCTAATCAGGCAGTGATTGAACAAGCGTATGCTGAACTGGTAAAAGCGTGCCCAACTGTGCGTGATGGCTGGGGTGTTGATAAAATCGATGCGGCCTATAACCATGGCTCGATTGATGGTGATCCTGCTACTCTGTGGCGTTCAGAAAAATACGGATGGACTGAAGACGTTAAGTTTTCAGTTCACGATAGTAATACTGAAACGCATCATTTTTACGTTGCAACCGGTAATCACCACGGTGTAGTTGTGGATGCCAAACAATCATCACTGGACTTTTGCGGTATTAACGGCAATATGCAAGACCATTACCTAGTTCAATAAACAAGAAATAACATAAATAAACGGCCTCATTATGAGGCCTTTTTTTTAGAACGAAATTTGTCACTCTGCAATCACAATCAGTAAATGGCACTCTTAATTAAATTCTTATTAATTAAGGTGTGTCATGTCTTCTCTATTTTCCCTCATTGATTTTGAAGAAGGTTGGCGAGATCGGCCATACCTTTGCAGTGAAGGTTATCCCACCGTTGGCTTTGGTTTTCGTATTGGGCCGCAAGGCGCAGATATCAAACTGTATCAATTCACTCTGCCACGTAAAGCGGGTGAAGTATGGCTGAGTGAGTTTATTAATAAACTCGATTCGGATATGCGTAAGTTTCCGAATCTGGCTGCGGCGATGAATGCATGTTCGCAGTATCCCGCACGTTATGCCGTGTTGCAGTCAATGGCGTACCAAATGGGGCCGCAGGGGTTAGCAAAATTTAAGGACACGCTTTCTGCTGTGGCTACCGGTAATTGGAATAACGCCGCTGCAGGCATGTTAGATAGCCGCTGGGCAAAACAAACACCGAACCGTGCCAAACGTCATGCGCAGCAAATGCGTACCGGCGAGTGGGCAAAAGAGTACGGGGTTTGATATGGGCCGTAATTGGTTATGGAGTGTTTCTCACGGTCGAACTAAACGCTTGGCGCTAGAGCGCGAAGCGGCAGAACGTGGAATTGCGGAGGATGCTGTTGACCGCACTCCGCCTCTTCATAGCCATGACGGCACCATGCAAGATTTGTTTGTACGCGGGTGGCTGTCTGTTACCCCAACTGAAATCTATCGCGTCAGGTCTGGCGTTGCTGCGCCGGTCAGTCATAGCACTTCCTTTTTTTCTCCTTCAAATGAGGCGGATTCGGCCATGCAATATGGCCGCAATAAGTGCGCGAGCCTTCGGGCCATTCTTAACAATAAGGACATGTCATGATCCCGTTAATCTCTGCTATCGCTGCGTTGGCTGTGCAAAGTGGCCCTGCGCTTATCCGTGGTATTTCATCCATGTTTGGCGGTAGTGCTACTGCAGATAAGGTCGCTGATGTTGTCGAGCAGGTATCCCATCTCGGCATGAGTACCAGCCAGCAAGAAGCGGTGATCGCCGATCGGCTGAATAGCATCGATGACCCCGCCGCGTTGGCTGATTTGCAGCGTTTGAAGGTGGAGCTGGAAAAAGAACAAACGCGCCGACAAGAGCTGCAGCTGCAAGACAATCAAGCCGCGCACGCAGAAGCGCAGCAAACCATTCGTGAAGGTGATAACGCAAAGGATGAATACGTGCGGCATACGCGGCCAAAGATGGCGCGCCAGTCGTGGTATATGACCGCCATTTATGTGCTGTTGATGTCAGTGTTGAAGGCGTTCGGTTATGGCTCTGGCCCTGATTTTGATATGGCGATGATGCTGATTTCTATCGCGTGGGCGTATCTGGGCTTGCGGACTTTGGATGGTTTCGCCCCACACCCGAAAGCGTCAGGGCAAAAGGTGCAGTCTGTTGTAACGGGCGCAGTGTCTCAACTGGTTGCGAGGATTAAATGATCGACTTATTTGACCGAGCACAAGAGCTGGAACAGAAAACGCGTGATATGGCGATTGCGCATGTTGTTAATCGCCCGAACGAAACACCTGATGAAGACGCTGCCGGTAATCGATTTTGCTTGCGCTGCGGTGAACAGATTTCGACTGAGCGTTTAAACGCTGCACCGAACGCGGTGCGCTGCGTGCCTTGCCAATCGGTTCAGGAACGTGCGGGGGTTCACTATGGAGTTTGATTGGATCCCCAAATGGTGGGGTGTCATTACCACGATTGCGGCTTTGGGTATGACCGTGGCGATGCTGTGGCTGAGTAAGACCTTTGCGCGCCGTGAAGAAATCAAAGTGATTGAGACATCTATGGATGAACTGAATTCGCGTGTTGATAGCCTCGAAAATCACATTAACACGTTGCCCACGCAGCAGGAGTTTAGCCACTTGAGCATGCAGATGGAAAGCGTGCGCGGGGACATGAAGGCGTTAACCGCTCAATTAAAGCAAACCAATCACCTGAATAATTTGCTGTTGGAACAGCGTTTAAACGAGAAATAAGCGGGGTTTGTATGTCGTTAAAAGAGTTGGTCACTGCAGATCAGCGGTTGGTGATGTTGCGCTCTTTGGAAGAGATGCCGGGCTATGAGGCGAACGAGTCTATTTTAGATGCGTGCCTTGATCAGTATGGCCACAAGATTAGCCGTGATGCGGTGCGCACGCACATCTGCTGGTTAGCGGAGCAAGGTTTGATTACGCAGCGTGAGCTGGGCAATACGATGATTGCCAAGTTAACCGGTCGCGGTATTGATGTGGCTACGGGATCGGCAACTGTGCCTGGCGTTAAGAAGCCGCGCCCAGAGTGAGGTGAATACCATGAGCATTACTATTCCGACTTGGCTTTTGTGGATGCTTGGCATTCCGCTCGGCTTGATTGTGTTAGGTGCAGCAGCTCTTGGAGTCTACTTTTTTATCGGCTTAGCGAAGGCTGGGCGCAGCTGAAAAGCCGTCTGCTGGGGTAACCATGAACAAGAAAAAGAACACCAAGAGTAAGATCCAGCAGCTACCGGATGATATCCGCAGCCAGCTGTCTGCCATGCTGCGATCTGGCTCCATGTCGCAGAAGGCCATTCTGGAAGAGGTTAATCAGCTTATTGTTGATGCCGGACTACCGCCCGAAGAGCAGATCAGCCGCACGGGTCTGAACCGGTTTGCTAAGCGTATGGAAGAAGCCGGTAGCCGCATGGCGCAAGCCCGTGAAGTGGCCGAGGTTTGGACAGCTAAGCTGGGGCAAGCGCCGACCTCTGAGGTGGGCAAGCTGCTGCAGGAGTTTGTGCGCACCATGGCGTTTGAAACCTCCATGAAGATGATGGACGCCAGCGAAGGCGAAGACGGCAAGATGGTTGACCCTAAATCGCTGGGGCAGCTTGCGTTAGTGATTCAGCGTGTCGAGCAAGCCGCGATGACCAGCCATAAGGTCGAGAAAGAGATTCGGGCGGCGTTTGCGGCAGAGGCTGCGGCCAAGGCTGAGCAAATCGTTAAACGTGCTGGATTGACGGCGGAAACCGCTACGCAGATCAAGCAGCAAATTCTGGGGTTGGCATGATGTCTATCTGGTCACTGTGGCTTTGCTTGATTGCACCATTCCTTCTACAGCGTTTTATGTTGATTAGCGTTCTGCTTAATTACTTTTGCTGGGGATGGATTACGGCCAGTTCAGTGTTCTGTTTTGCGCTGTGGAGGTTCTTTGGATGAGCGGCCATTTAACGTCAGCAGAGAATGCTCTGCGCAACCAGTCTGCGGCCGCCATTATTGGCGGCCAGTTCAATCAAAATGAGGTGCTGCTGGGGTATCAGAAACGTTGGATAGCTGATAGCTCAGACCTGAAGATTTGTGAGAAGAGCCGACGTACAGGCATTACGTGGGCAGAAGCGGCTGATGCTGCACTCACTGGCTCTATGTCATCGTCTGCCGGTGGTTGTGACACCTTCTATGTGGGGACTACAAAAGACATGGCGCGTGAATTTATCGACGCATGTGCCATGTGGGCTCGTGCGTATAACTGCGCTGCCAGTGAAGTGAGTGAAGAAGCGCTGGCCGATGAAGACAAAGATATTCTGGTCTATGTCATCAACTTTGCCAGCGGATTCAAAATCAAAGCGCTGAGTTCTAACCCCAGCAACCTGCGTGGTATGCAAGGTAACGTGGTTATTGATGAAGGTGCGTTTCACAAAGACTTGGCCGCCATTCTTAAAGCTGCTCTGGCGCTGACGATGTGGGGTTGTAAGGTTCGGATTATCTCGACCCATAACGGCGTCGAAAATCTCTTCAACACGCTGATTCAAGACAGCCGCGCCGGTAAGAAGCGATATAGCATTCACACGGTGGATATCGAAACAGCAATCAATGAAGGCCTGTACAAGCGGATTTGCCAAGTCACTAAAAAGCCGTGGAGCCAAGCCGCGCAAGATACGTGGTTACAGAACCTGCTCAAAGATACAGCGACTGAAGAGGATGCGCGGGAAGAGTACTACTGCGAACCGAAAAGCGGTGGCGGAGCTTATCTTCCCCGCGGGTTACGTGAGCGTGCCGCACGGGGTGAGCCTACCGTTCTGCGCTTTACTGGCTCGACTGCGTTTAATGCCGCTTCTGAAACGGAGCGCGTGAACGAGATGCAGGAGTGGCTAGATCAATATGTGCAACCTGAGCTGGATAAATTAGACAAGAGCTGCCGTCATGCGCTGGGCGAGGACTTCGCGCGCACGGGTGACTTGACGGTATTAGCACCGATTGATGTGCAGCCCAATACCCGCCGCCGCGTGCCGTTCTTGGTTGAACTGAAGAATGTTCCGTTCAAACAGCAGGAGCAGGTGTTGTTCCATGTGTGTGATCACTTGCCGCAGCGTAATGGCATTTGGCTAGATGCGCGCGGTAACGGCCAGTATTTGGCTGAGCAAGCCAGTTATCGGTACGGTGAGGAAGTTGAGCAAGTCATGTTGTCGCAAGCGTTCTATCGCGAAAACATGCCGCGCTTTAAAGCCGCGTTCGAAGATGACGAGCTGGACTTGCCAAAGCATGAAGACGTGATCACTGACTTGGGACAGATTCAGCTTTATCGCGGTGTGCCTGGCATTGATGACAGCCGCACGGTAGGCAGTGATGGTAACAAGCGTCACGGTGATAGTGCTGTGGCCATCTTTCTAGCGTTTCTGGCCAGTCGTGCAGAAAACCATGTTTACGCGTTGCACAACATAGGCAAACCCAACCCAGAGCAATCGCCGTTTTACGTTAACGTGAGCGAGCGTGATAGAGCCGATGATATGCAATCTAAGATGGCCGCGCGTGGCCGAGGAGTAATGCTGTGACAACTATCCTTGATTCACGGGGCAACCCGATTAAACCGGATAAGCCAACGCTCGGTGCTGATGTTGCCAAGGCGCATGTGACTAGCGTGCGTAACCCTCGCCCTTCGAGTGTTGCCAGCACGGTTACCCCATTACGGCTGGCGGGTTTGTTGCGCTCAGTTGTCGATGGTAATAACCCGCAAGACTACATGACGCTGGCAGAAGAAATTGAAGAGCGTGATCTGCATTATGCTTCGGTGCTGCGTACCCGAAAGCTGGCGGTTGCAGCGCTAAAGCCCAGTGTAGAAGCGGCCAGTGATGCGCCAGCCGATATCCGGTTAGCCGATGAAGTGCGTGAGCTGATGGCCAGTGATGCCATCCCTGAGTTGTTTTTTGATCTGCTTGATGGTCTGGGCAAGGGCTTGGGCGTTTGCCAGATTCTGTGGGATACGAACAGCACGCCGTGGAAACCGTATGACTATAAGTGGGTTGACCCGCGCTATCTGCGCCCAGATGCGGATTCGCTGGATGACATTTTACTGATTAGTGATACAGCGCCGCAGGGTAAACCATTGGAGCCGTACAAGTTCATTGTGCATCTGCCCCGTTCTAAGAGCGGCAGCGTGTGGCGCAATGGCCTGACCCGCTTGTGTGCAGTGATGTACATGCTCAAGAGCTTTACGGTGCGCGACTGGTGGGCGTTTGCCGAAGTGTTCGGCATTCCGGTGCGCATTGGTAAGTACGGCCCCAACGCGACGCCTGATCAAATCGATACACTGAAAAATGCCATTGCGTCGATTGCATCTGATGCCGGTGCGGTTATTCATGACTCAATGAAAATTGAACTGGTAGAAACCGCGAAAGGTAACGGCGGCAATACGTTATTCGAGAACCAAGCGCGCTGGTGTGATGAGCAAATCAGTAAAGCGGTGCTCGGCCAGACGATGACCACCGATGATGGCAGCAGTAAAGCGCAGGCAACCGTGCATAACGAAGTGCGGTTAGATATTGCGAAGTGGGATGCGCGCCAGCTGGAATCCACCATCAATGAATATCTGGTTAAGCCGTTCATCATTTTGAACTGGGGTGTGCAGGCATCATACCCGCGCGTGACGATTCGCGTGCCTGAACCTGAAGACCTGAAACTGCTGGTTGAGAGTCTGACCCCGCTCATCGATCGTGGCTTGCGTGTGAGTGAGAGTGAGATTCGCGACAAGTTCGGTTTGGGCGATCCGGATAACGAGGCGCTGTTGCTGCAGCCTATGTCTGCGATGAATGCCGCTGCTCTGACACCCGTAGCGATGAACCGAACCGCGCGCTTGGCGATTAATCGGGTGCAGCAAGAGTCAGAGCAACTCATTAATGAGCTGACCAATGAGGCCATGAGCGATTGGGTTGAAGTGGGCGGTGATGAGTTTTTGAACCCGATTATCGAACTGGCTAACCAGTGTGACAGTTACGAAGCGTTTAATGCTGCGCTGGCTGATCTGCAAACGACACTGGCCCCTGAGCGTTTCACCCAGCAGTTGGCTGATTACATGTTCCGTATGCGCGGCGTGGGGGATGTACACGATGCTTGAATTCGAGGCGTTCCCACCGAAAGAGGCGCTGGCGTGGTTTAAGAAAAAAGGGTTAAAGCCTGCATTTGATCATCGTGATGTGTGGAAGGAAGAGAACGGTAATGCGTTCACCGTCGCCAAGATGTTGAATGCGGATCTGCTGGTTGAGGTGCGGCAGCTGGTAGAGAACGCGATTGCTGAGGGGCAAACCTTTCAGCAGTTCGCCGCCGTTCTCAAGCCATTGTTGGTTAAGTCTGGTTGGTGGGGCGTTCAGCTGATGGATGACCCGCTGACCGGTGAGACAAAGCCGGTTCAATTGGGCAGTGAAGGCCGTTTAAAAATCATTTACCGGACAAACATGCGCACGGCCCGTGCCGCTGGACAGTGGGAGCGCATCGAACGAACCAAGCGCGCTATGCCCTATTTGGTGTATCAGTTGGGCCCTGCTCGTGAACACCGTGCGCTGCATGTTAGCTGGAATGGTATTACGTTACCGGTTGATGACCCGTGGTGGCAGAGCCATATGCCGCCAAACGGTTGGGGTTGCCATTGTGGTGTTCGGCAAATCAGCAAGTATGAGTATGCTCAGCTGCAGGAGAAAAAAGGCTATACGTTTTCTGCGCCTGATGACGGTTCGCGGGAATGGGTCAATAAGCGAACCGGTGAAGTTGAAACGCTACCCACTGGCATTGAACCAGGTTGGAACTACAATCCGGGGAAGGCTCGGGAACAGGCACTAAAAAGCGACTTGCTCACCAAAGAAAAAGTATTGTCTAAAACGCTCTCTAAGCCTCTGTAAGCGTTTTTGGCTACCGTCGTAAGCATCAACCTGTCCCATGCCAATCTGAGGCGATTTAAAGATAGTTTAAAGATGGTGTGGGAAAAGGTTGCGGGTGTATTTTTCGGTTTGTCGGCTGCTTCGTGCTTGCCTGATAAAAAAACCTGTGTACCCTGTGCAAAGTAAGTTTGGTTTATCCCTCTCGTTTTGCTCGTTAATTTTCATCCCCCGTTGTCATTCTTCCCCTGTTTTGCTGCACCTATCCTGAACTACGTGTTCGGAGCGAAATTAGTCATCTGCGTTATTTCCCTTTATCCCGTCATTATCAATCCGTCTTAACCATTCAACCTGAGCCAGTTGGCAGGAGGTTGTTATGTAACGGAGCGAATGATGCCCAAAACCTATCTTGCCCTCTGCTTTGACCTATCTCGTCAGCAAGTCCGTGACGAAAAGGTTTGGCTGCCGCTGATTCCAGCCGGAGTTTTTAGCGGCGGCGATGGGCGCACCTGGAACAACGGCAACCCCGATGCAGTGGTGGCCGCGTTCACCCATAAACGTCCGTTCGATATTGAACATGCCACCCATATCAAAGGCCCCAATGGCGAGAAAGCCCCAGCCGTTGGTTGGATTTTGGCTGTGCAAAACATCGCGGGTGAAATTTGGGGAATGGTTGATTGGAACAGTGAGGGCCGCGAGATCCTTGAGAAGAAGGAGTACGCCTTCTACTCACCGGCCTTTCGCTACGATGAAGCCGGTACCGTGCAAAGTATTTCCAGTGCCGGTCTAACCAACGAACCTAACTTGCTACAACTTCCTGCCTTGAACCGTGAGGAAACGAAAATGCCATTGCCCGTAGAACTGACCCAAGCGCTGGGTCTGGGCGCTGATGCCGATACTGCTTCGGCTCTGACCGCCATCACCACTCTTAAAGCCGAGCATCAGCTTGCAATGAACCGTGCTGCAGCTGGGCCTGATATGAATAAGTTCGTTCCGAAAGAAACTTACGATCTGGCTATGAACCGTGCCACGGCTGCGGAAGCCAAGGTAAAAGAAACTGAAGATGCCAAGCTGACTGCGTTGGTTGATGGTGCTATCGCCGAAGGCAAGATCGCCCCAGCCAACAAGGAGATGTTCCTTGGTATGTGCCGCGCTGAAGGTGGTGTTGAACAGTTCAAAAAGTTCGTGGATACCGCACCGGTTATTGCTGGCGCAACACAAGTGAAGGTGCCAGGGGCTGATGACTCAACTGCATTAAGCGCTGATGAGCTGGCCATGTGCCGGAAAATGAACCTTTCTGCAGACGAGTATGCAGCGTCTAAGAAGGCCCTGAATGCCAAGAAACAAGGGAGTAACTGAGAATGGCGTTTACTGAAGCACAGGTTTTGGAAGCACTGACGATTTCGATGTCAGGTGCGTATACGAAAGGGCTGGGCGTTATCAAGCCACAGTGGAATCGTGTCGCAACGCAAGTACCAAGTAGCGGTTCAAGCAATTTTTATGGCTGGCTGAAAGATTTACCAGGCATTAAAGAATGGGTTGGCGAACGCCAGCTGGCTGAGATGGGTAGCCATGGCTATCAGATTCAGAACAAGACCTTTGAAGCATCTATCGTCATCAAACGTGAAGATGTTGAAGATGACCAAATCGGTAAGTATGCCGTGGTGGCTGAAGGTTTTGGCCGTGATGCCGCGGTATTCCCTGACAAAAACGTGTATGGCCTGTTAGCCGCTGGTTTTAGCACGCTGTGTTATGACGGCCAGAACTTCTTCGATACCGATCACCCGATGGGGACAACCCCAGCAACGACGTTCTCTAACGTGGTTGGTGATCCGAGTACCGACACCGGTGCGCCGTGGTTCGTGATCGACGATATGCAGATTGTGAAACCGGTCATCTTCCAAGAGCGTCGCCCGTTCAACTTCCAAACCATGAACGCCACCAGTGAATACACCTGGTTCAACAATAAGTTTGCTGCCGGTGTTGATGGCCGCCACGGTTACGGCTTCGGTTTCCCGCAGACCGCCATTGGCTCCAAGGCTGAGTTGAATGAAGCCAACTTTGCTGAAGCTAAAGAAATGCTGGGCAGTATGAAAAAGGCTAGCGGTTCGCCGATCGGCACGATGGCTCGCGTTCTGGTGGTTGGCCCATCTAATGAATCTGCCGCGCGTAAATTGATCTCGCGTGAGTTTATCGGAAACGGTGAAAGCAACATCTATTTCAACAACGTGGAGATTGTTGTTAGCCCGTACTTGCCGTAACGCATTCCGCACTCGTTGTAAGCGTTTATAACCTCTGGCAGCGGGCTCCGCCCTCTGCCTAAACCACCACTCGCAACGGTTTAACACATCACCAATGCGACGTTATAGGACGTTTAAACATGGCTAAAGCCGCAACAGTTAGAAAAGGTCAGCCCGTGGAGGCCGACAAAAGCACGCAGCTGGCAGCTGCAGCAATGGAAGGCTGTTCCGAGCTGGGCGAAACGTCGTCCGAACCGGAAGCAAAAGTAAATAAGGTAATTTCTGCTGATTTTGTTTGGTGTCTCGGTTCCTTTTTGGTCACCGCGAAGAACCCATCAGGGTTTTGGCGCAGTGGCGTACAGTTCCTGCACTCCGCCCCAACCCGTGTTTTTGTTGTTGCCAGTAAAGAGGATGTGCCAGCGGATCATAGCTGCACCATTCCATGCTGCTATCTGACGCCGGAAGAAGCCAAGCGGGTGCACAGTGAACCGTGGCTAACCATTCAGGAAGAGCCTGGGTTGGATGAGCAGAAAGCACCGGATGAGCCGGAAGCGAGCGAATAATGGCGACTTACGCAACCAAGCAGGACTTGCTCGATCGTGATGAGGGGATGCTCTGGAACCTCGCCGTTGATCGCAGCACCAATGAGCTAAACGAAACGTGGATTGATGAAGCACTGCGAACTGCAGATGACGAAATTAACGGTCGTTTGGGGCGTCGTTACGTTCTGCCGTTGCCTCAAGTGCCTGACATGCTCAAGCGGATTGCGATTGTTATTTCTCTCTATTGGTTGGCTGACCGCGATCAGCAGGCCACTAACCTGATGGACGAGCGATACAAACGCGCTATTGAGCAGTTGAAAGATATTGCCAGCGGCAAACTTGAGTTAGGTCTGCCAACCCCCGAAAAGCCGCTTGAGGGGCCAGTAGGCAAAGCCGAACTGGTGCAGCAAAACGAACGGCTGTTTACCCGCAATAGCTTGCGAGGCGTTCTGTAATGGGGGTTTCGGTTGCGGTTGATACCAAAGGTGTTGAGTTGGCGCGCTATGAGCGTCTGCTCGATACCCTTGGCCGCCATGACTACAAAGCCGAGTTGCTCGACAGCATTGGTGCCGTGGTTGAAAGCCAGACTCGCCGCCGAATTGCTGAAGAGAAGACCACGCCAGACGGTCAGAAGTGGCAGCCGTGGTCAGAGAGTTACGGGAAAACCCGCCATGAGAATCAATCGCTGCTGCAAAGTGAAGGTGCATTGCTCGACAGCATTGAGTATCAGGTTGAACGTTCGCGTGTGCGGGTGGGTTCTGCGTTGATTTACTCACGTGTACATCAGTATGGGTTCTCGGGAACGGTACGTGTTCCCGCGCATATTCGGCGTATCTCACAGGCGTTCGGCAAGGCACTGAAGTTTCCGGTTTATCAATCTGTCGGGGCGTTCTCTCGGCAAGTAGATACCCCAGCCCGTACATACCTGGGCTTATCAAGTGATAACAAGACGGAGTTGCTGGCGGTGATTGGTGACTTCTGGGCTGATGTGATGGCGGAGGCTGGATTATGAGTCGCCCTGATTTTGGCACCATCGGTACGAGTGTGTCTGCGAGTGAGTCAGTTGTTAAGTACTTAAAGCCTTATCTGGAAGCCAATGGCGCTGGCGCGAATCGGATGATTGATCGCGTGCAGACGGTTGAGCGCCATGTGGGGCCATTCGATAAAGCCTCAGAGCTGAAACGCTGGCTGGGTGCACGTGATGGCGGTGTACGCATCGCGGCCATGCGCATTATCGGTATGCGTAATCAGGGCACCAGCTTGATTGGCACTATCGAATTTGCGGCGTTTGTATTCATGACGGATGCATGGGGTTATGCCCGTGATCAACGCGCCGAAGTGATCGCCTGCCGTTTGGCCAAGGCGTTGATGCTAAAAGGCGGTTGGACTGGTACAGGCGCAAGCACATCACCAGAACGTGTTCGAGCCGACAACTTGTACAGCAAAGAGATAGACGAAACCGGCGTGGCGATTTGGTCAGTGACATGGCAGCAAGACTGGCCGCTCGATGACCCGATTGATATCAACACACTTGATGACTTTTTACGGTTCAGCCACGTCTCGAAAGTTGCCGATGGTGCACCCGAGTGCGAAGGCTTAATCACGCTGCCTGGTCCCGACTCAGAGTGAGGAAACGATGTACGTGAACGTTAAGCCAGCCGATGGGCTGATTGTCAAGAAACCCGATGGCTCTGTGTTATCCGCTGACGGTGAAGCTGTTCCGCGCACGGCCTTCTGGTTACGACGATTCGCTGATGGTGATGTGGTCATCAGTGAAAATAAGCAGGTAGCCAAGGCTGCCAGAACGAATAAAGACAAAACCCCTTCAAATAAGGAGTGATCCATGGCCCTTGGCACTATTGCTAATGATGTGCGGGTTCCGCTGGTTTATATCGAAATCGATAACTCGCAGGCGTTGAGCGGCAATATCGCTCAAGATCAAAAGGTGTTACTGCTCGGTCAGATGACCTCTAGCGGCACAGCGTCACCGCTGCATGTGGTTGAAGTACCGGTCAGCGAATCAGCTATCGATAGCCTGTTTGGTGTTGGCTCTATGATGGCGCTGGCGGCTAAGCGTTATCGCAAAGCGAACGGCTATACACGAACCTTTGCCATTCCCATTGCCGATCTGACTGAAGGTGCTGCGGCGGAAGGTGCATTCACGTTTGCAGGCCCAGCTGTGCAAGCCGGTACGCTATATCTGCTGGTCGCCGGCCAATCAGTGCAAGTTGGTGTTGCTGCCAATGCGACTGATGAAACGATCGCAACCAGCGTGGCTGCGGCTATCAATGCAAAAACCAATCTGCCTGTGACTGCCGTGGTAGACAGCGCTACGCCTAAAAAAGTGAAAGTGAAGTCAAAGCTCAAGGGCCTGACGGGTAACGATATCGATCTGCGATACAACTACTACAGCGGTGAGCAGTTGCCGAGTGGTGTAACGGTGACCGTTGATGCAATGACCGGTGGTGCGGGAACGCCCGATATGTCTGCGGTAATCGCGGCCATGCCGGACGAATGGTACAACCACATCATGATGCCGTTCTCTGACACATCCAGCTTGAACACCCTGCGTGATGAAATGCTAGAGCGTTGGGGCCCGTACAAGATGATGGAGGCGATCGCCTATTCCTGCTATCGGGGCACCTACGGTGAAACCATCACGTTTGGGGAATCACGTAACGACTTCCTGATCTCCACCATGATGAGCAGCACCATGCCAACGCCAACGTGGGAAATGGCCGCAGCCTATTGTGGTATTGCCGCTTATCACTTGGCTATCGACCCTGCGCGTCCACTGCAAACCTTGGCGTTACCAGGCGTTATTCCTCCGGCCAAAGAAGACCGTTTCGGCTGGCCTGAGCGTAACAATCTGCTGAAATCAGGCATTGCAACGTATCAGGTGCAGCCAGGTGACGTTGTAGCGATTGAGCGTGAAGTTTCGATGTACCAGAAAAACAGCTATGGCGACCCTGACCCAAGCTATCTGGATATCACGACTCCGGCCACGCTGGGCAAGATTCGTTATGACGTTAACGTCATGGTTTCTAACCGCTTCCCGCGTCATAAGTTGGCCGATGACGATGTGTTATCACGCATTGACCCTGCGCAGCCGATCGTAACGCCAAAACTGATGACGGAGGCCATCTTTGAAGTGGCAGAACGTTGGGTAACAGAGGGGCTGATTGAAGATTTCGATTTGTTCAAAGAGACGTTTAAGTGCTACCGCGATGCGTCAGACCGGAATCGACTTAACTGCGTGTGCCACCCAGATGTAGTTAACCAGCTGCGCGTATTTGCTGGCCTGATTCAATTCAAACTGTAAGGGACGATCATGGGACAAATTCTTGGCGAAGTGACGATTCGAGCGAATGGTAAGCAGCTCAAAACGAAGCCTGGTGCAGTGCTGAACCCCGGTGGTTATTCCCGCACTCAGCATATGGGGCCTGGGCGCGTATGGGGGAAAAGCAAAAAGTTCAGCCCCCCAAGCATTGAGCTGGTGATCGCCGCTGATGAAGACGTTGACGTTATGGACATCAACGCAATGGAAAGCGTCACCCTCGTTTGGGAAGGTGATAACGGCGTGTCTTACATGATGACTCAATCATCTGTTAACGACCCAGCCCAGTTGCGTGAAGAGAGTGGCGATATTGCGGCTACGTTCTTCGGTGACAAGGTAGTGAGGATCTGATTGTGGCATTGCTGACCTTTGAACTGACTCACGGCATCACTGTCGTGAGCAGTGACGATAAACCAATCACCTTTCATGAGGTGGGGTTACGAGAGCTCACCGCCGCTGATTTGATTGATGCGCAGCTGGAATCTGAGAAAGTGGTAGTGAACGCCGGTAAGGCGGTGGCGTATACCAGTGATGTGCTATACGGCCTGAATTTGTTGTGCCGTCAAGTTGAGTACATCGGTGATATCAAAGGCCCACTGACTATCAAGATGCTGAAGAAGCTGCATGTCGACGATTTAGATCTGCTGCGAGTAAAAACCGAAGAGCTGGACCGAGCCTTAACCGACGCAATTGCTGCGCGGGGGCGATCTGATTCAGCTGGCTGAACCGGTCATGGGGTTGATGCTTGCCATGAGCAAGCACATCCCCACAGCTGAGCTGAAACACCTTCCTTTGCGCCACTTGCTGCGCCGCTTTGACCTGTTAAAGCAAGTGATGACTCCTAAAAAGTAATCAGGAAATTCTATGTCTAAGCAGCTGGCTACAGATATTGTTATTAACCTCTCCGGTAATTTATCGGCTAAGGCTCGGCAATATGGCCAGAGCATGAGTCAGTTTGCTGCTAATAATCAGCGCGCCATGAACTTAGTGAAAATGTCTACCTCTGCCGTTGGCCGAGGTTTGGATAATATTCAAAACCGATATGTTGCTATTGGTGCTGGTTTAGTGGGTGGCGCAGCTGCTCGTGAATATTCACAGCTTGACCGACGACTTTCCCGCATTGCTATTTCTGCTGATATTTCACGTGAAAAATCAAAAGAACTGTATGACCAAATACAGCAGGTCTCAAATTTAAAAAATATTCGCGTAGACCCTAGTGATGTCACATCCGCTATTGAAGAAATACTGACGAAAACCGGCGACTTGGAATATGCCATTGCAAACCTGCCAAATATTGCGGCGGTAATGCAAGCAACCGGTGCAAGTGGTACGGAAGTCGGCGGTATTTTTACTGAATTTAAAAAGCTGGCCATTGATAGCAATGAGGCGGCAATGCGCGCCATCGACACGCTGAACCTGCAAGGTAAGCAAGGTGCATTTACGCTTGGTAATCTGGCCAAAGAAGGCCCGAAAATCTTTGCTGCGTATGCGTCAACCGGCCGACAAGGCACCGCTGCAGTCACTGAGCTGGGTGCAGCACTGCAGATTATTCGTCAAGGCGTAGGCTCTGATTCTGAAGCGGTTACGGCGTTTGAATCACTTATTCGAGATATCACCCGACCTGAAACGGTTAAGAAGTTAAAGCAGTTAGGCGGAATTGAAGTATTTGACCCTGAGCAGCTTAAGAAAGGCAAAGAGGTTATGCGCTCTCTGCCCGTTCTGATTGAAGAGATTGTCACTAAGTCAAAGGGCTTATCTACCAATATCGCAAAGCTTAATTTAACTGATGAAGCCAAACGTGCATTGAAGCCTGTGATCGCCGAATACATTCAGACTGGCGATGTGAAGTCATTTGATGAATTTATGAAAGTTGCTGGCGATGGGAAAACAACCCTGAACGATGCAGCCAAAGCTGCCGGTGATTTCGCGGGTAGTTTGCAGCTGCTGAAAAACAGTTGGGGTCAATTCTCTAATCAACAACTTGCAACTCCTATTGCTGAATTAGCTGATGCCATTAATAGCCTTGACCCAGCAGCCGTTCAGAACTGGCTTGAAACGGGGAAAAATATTGCATTGGTCGTTGGTGGATTAATTGCGGTTAAAAAAGGTGTTGATGCCGCACGCTGGACTAAAGGGGTATGGGACGCGGCCAAGCCAAAAGGTGGCGGCGGCGCAGCTGGCGCTCTTGGCTCAGTGGCTGGCTTAGGGGCAACACCGGTTTATGTTGTGAATATGCCGGGCGGTGGTTTTACCGATATGGCGGGTATTCCAGATGGTAAGCCTGGCAAGCCAGGAAAGCCTGGGCGTTTCTCTGGCCTCAAAAGTTTCTCACCAGGCATGATGGCTATGGGAACACTTGGCCTTTTATTTGCGGCCAGTCAGGCCGAAGAAGGTCAGCGGTTAGGTGCTGAAAACAATGCCGCACAGGCCGCTAAAGCCACGCTGCCAATGCCTACACAACTTAACAATAAAGACGCCTTTGTTTTGATGTCAGAGGCCTCTCAACAAGAAAATGAAAAAGCTAAATCACCACAATTAGAACGAAATGATACCTTTATTCTGACACCAGAAGAGTCTCAACAAGCAAATAAAGAAACTAAATCACCAAAATTAGAAAGCAGTAATCCATTCACAATGATGGCCATTATGTTGCAGAAAGAAAGTAATGCTGGACTGCAAAATGCCACGTTAAATCAGGTGAGTGAGCAGAAAATAAATGCATCTCTTGATGTTAAGGTCAGCGACGACCGAGTGACAGTTACTACCCGCGAAGCGGCACCTGGTCTTAAAGTTAATGTGGATACCGGCCCTTCATTGATGCCGTAACGGGGGTTTAGATGAGCTTTAAAGAGCGTTTAACGGCCTCAGTTCGTGGCGTTGAGTTCCTGCTGAATACAGTCGACGGCAAAGGTGGCCGTCGTGCTATTCCGCGTGAATATCCCAAGCGTGAAACTGGATGGACAGAAGATAACGGCGCTGTTCTGACAAACGAACAGATCGTGGGGAAAGTGGTCGGCAAAGATTATCTGTCTAAACTCCGTTCGCTGTTGGATGCACTGAACCAGCCTGGTACGTGTGAAATGATTCACCCGTGGTGGGGCGTGCGTACGGTGCAAGTGGGCGAAGTCAGTCACCGGCTCGATAACGAAGAAGACGGCGTGGCTTACGTCACGTTCACTGTCTGGGAGGCCGGTACGCGGTTGTTCCCGTCATCGGCTATCGATACGGCGGGTGCGCTGGGTAATGCTGCAGGGGCTGCTATGGGAGCCTCTGAACAGTCGTTCATGGATAGCTTTATCACTGGCATCGATAACATGGGGACCATGGTTGATACCTTTCTCGATGATATGGATGAGTTCACCCGTGGCTTGCCTACACTGCCCGATCAATTCCGTGAATGGACTGACCGCCTCATCCGCACAAAAGATAGCGTGGGCGGTCTGCTCGCGTATCCAGGTAGTTTAGCCCGTGAAGTCACCGGTATCGTGGAAGATGTAAAAGGTGTGGTTACTGACCCTATTCGCGCGTTGGGTGTCTATGACCAGATTAGCCGTCGTTGGGAAGGTATGCGTGCAGAACTGGCCATCACAGGCGGTTTGCCAACAAGCATCAGCGCAGATGTGAAAACACGTCTGGCATCGTCAGTACCCACCATTGATACGCCGACAGAGCTGAATGCTGCGTTGTCAAATGGGCAGCAATTCACCCAGCTAATTGACCGCGCCGCGGCGATATCAGCGGCCAGCGCCATTGCTGATGCCAACTTCACCAGCACCCGAGACTTCACCAAAGACAGCATGGCCACGGTGACTATCGGGCAATCGCTAACAGGTGATCAGTCTAATAATACGGTGAGTCGCCCTGTCGTAATTGATGGTGTAGTAGGCGCAGATCGTAACGTGCAGCTGACTGCTGATGAAGTCGAAACAATGAACAACACGCTCGCAAATCGCTTGGCTGAGTTGGCCGTTGATGCGGTGGAATCCGGTGACAGCGAAGTGTGGCATGCATTACGTGATCTACGTTTGGCGCTATTAAATGACAACAAAGAACGGGCAGCAAAATTGCCGCGCCGCCGCCAAATTACGGTTAACACGACTACACCATCGGCATTATTAGCGTGGCAGCAATATGGTAATGCGGAGTACCGCGATCGGATTGTGAGCAGTAATAAACTGCGTAATCCGACATTTATTACGCCAAGCACTGCGGTCGAGGTGATCGATGTCTGAGCCCATTACGCTGTTGGTTGACGGAAAAATTTATGGTGGCTGGCAAAAAGTGCGTATCACGCGCTCGCTGATTGATGTTGCTGGCTCATTTGAGTTGTCGTTAACGCGCAAATGGGAGGATGCAAAACCATTAGAGATTAAGCCATTGAGCAGCTGTATCGTGAAAATAGGTGATGATACAGCGCTAACCGGATACGTTGATGACTTCATCCCCAGTTACGATGCCAAAGAAATTTCGTGGGTTGTAACCGGCCGCAGTAAAACTGCGGACTTAGTGGACTGCTCGGCGATCTATAAATCAGGTCAGTGGAGTAACGTTAAGTTTGATCAGGTCGCCCGTGATATCTGCTCACCGTTCAATATTGCTGTATCCGTTGAGTGTGATATGGGTGCAGCATTTCCTCGTGTCGCTATCGAACAAGGGGAAACAGCGTTTGAACTGTTAGACCGTTTGGCCAAGCAGCGAGCTTTATTGTTAACGACCAATGAACTCGGTCAGCTCGTTATCACGCAAGCCAGTGAACAGGATATGGGTACCGCGCTTGAACTTGGGGTTAATGTCTTAGCTGCCAGAGGCCGATTCAGCACCAAGGATCGGGCATCAGAATGGATTGTAAAAGGCAGCGGCTACGGTGGTGGTGAAACGTGGAGTAACTCGGCACCAAGCACGTTAGGCGGCCAAAAAGCCGTGGTTACTGACCCAAGTATTACTCGTTACCGACCTCGAATTATCATTGCCGAAGATGTGACAACTGCTGCGGGTGCGAGTATTCGCGGTCAGTGGCAAATGCAACGAGCCTTGGGCGAAGGGACGCAAACCGAAATTACGGTGGCAGGCTGGCGAACTCAAGGAATCGAGGGTGATACTGGCCCTCTGTGGCAAATTAACCGCATGTGTCCAATAAAAGATGATATTCAGGTTTTAGACGCAAAATGGCTCATTAGCGTGGTGACGCTGATTGAGGATGATAAAAACGGCAGGATATCTATCATTAATCTGATGCCCCGTGAAGCAATGCTCATCCCAGCCGAAGTATCGAAAAAACGGACGAAGGAGGTTGAAACATGGGCGTAAGTTTGCGTGATGTGCAGAAGTTGCTTGCGCCACTGCAGCGCCGGATTCGACTGCTGGCTGACCGTGCTGTAATTACGTTGGTTAATGATGCCCTGCAGCGGCAAAATTTGCAGCTCAAAGTACTGGCCGATGAAAGCGCGAGTGATGTTGAACGTTTTCAAAATTATGGGCATACGAGTGTGCCCCCAGCAGGCTCAGAGGCTATCGTTCTTAGCGTTGGTGGTTCGCGCGCGGGGTTGGTTGCTATCTCCGTTGAAGATAAATCTGTACGACCAAAAGATCTGGCTGAGGGTGATAGTTGTGTATACCATCTTGAAGGTCATCGCATCATTCTGCGTGAAAATGGCTTAGTCGAAATTCAAGCGAAATCAGTCATTTTGAACGCAACAGAGAAACACACCATCATTTCCCCCATGACAGAAATTCAAGGCGCTTTGCATGTGACCGGACTAGTAACTTCAGATGAAGATATGAAAGTCGGTGATATCTCTGTGAAGGGCCACGATCATGAGAAAGGGGTTGGTGCCCCTGTGTGAGGGGCAATTGACTACAGCAATCATCTGGAACAACGAAACCGGCCGAGGCGATATCGAAATCACCTCGGCCGGTTTGCGTCAGGATGATGGGCTGGCCACACTGGTTTTGATGATTCTTTTCACCGATGCCCGAGCTGATGAATCTGATATGTTACCGGATGGCTCTGGTGATCAACGCGGCTGGATTGGCGACACCTTCGCAGATGAACCGTGGGGCAGCAAACTCTGGTTACTAGACCGCTCTAAGCTCACCACTGATGTTCGCAATAAAGCTGTAACCTATGCTCAAACCGCCCTTGATACCCATTTAAAGCCCGATTACGCCCGAGATATTGTGGTGACTGGCTCTATTCCTAAGTTTCAGCTACTGCAGCTGGATATCGTTATTACCCGTCCAGACGGAACCAAGGTGCCTATGACTATCAACAAGCGATGGGAGGCGCAGGCGAATGCCGTATAACATTCCTACTCTCCGCCAGCTAATCGCGTCAGGACAGCTAGATCTTGAGTCGTCACTGGATACGTTGCTGCCAAAGTTTGGTATTGAGAAAGCACTGAATACCTCGGTTGCGAGTGCAGTACGTGACCTGTATGACCATCAAATGTGGATTGTCAGACAGATCATTCCAACGACCGAATCAGAAGACCAAACGATTGTTGAAACGGCACAATATGAGGGTGTAATTCGTAAGTTGGCCAGCTATGCCGTGGGGCCGGTTACTCTGCAATCATCTGTGCCGGTCCCCGTTGACACCGTTTTACAGCACAAGGACGGAAGGCAATACACTGTCACTTCTAGTGGTAGCCCTAGCACTGGATCGGTTGTTGTACGTATTCAAGCCAAAGTCGCTGGCGCATCCGGAAACATACTTGCCGGAGAATCGTTATCACTAGTTACGCCAGTGCCTGGTGTTCAATCAACGGGGACGTGTGGAAATATCAGCGGTGGTGCAGACATTGAACCCATCAGTCAAGTTCTTGAGCGCCTGCTATTCCGTAAGCGAAATCCGCCATCAGGTGGAGCTGTGCATGATTATGTTGCGTGGATGCGTGAGCTGCCTGGTGTAACCCGCGCATGGTGCTATGACGCATGGCATGGTGGTAGCACGGTAGGTATCGCATGGGTTTACGATGACCGAGCGGATATCCTGCCGAACGCGACTGATAAAACTGCAATGCAAGCATACTTATTTCGACATTCTGACCCAGCTACAGGCGTGCTAGTTGGTCGGCCTGGCGGTATTGAGCCTGTCGATATGGGTATTCAGCTTAAACGTACTAATTTAGTCATTACGCCAACACCTGACAATGCGGCCACCCGAGCCGGCATTAATAAAAATTTAATTAGCTACCAAAGCACGTTATCCCCTGGACAAACAATGCTTGTCTCTAAGGTGCGAACGTCGATTGGTTCGGCAGTTGGCGTGGAGAATTACACGTTAAATCTGTCGAGTGACGTAACAGCTCAGCCTAACCAGCTGAACGTCATCGGAGGTGTCACGTGGCCCACTCAGTAGAAGAATGGCATAACGCGCTTCTACAGCTAATGCCGCGCGGGAAAGTATGGCCTCGTGACCAAGACTCTGATTTATCAAAATATGTGTTTGGCTTTGCTCAGCGTTTGGTCGATGCCGAGGTTAGCGCAGATCAGCTTTACCTTGAGATGCGGCCAGAAACCACGGTGCAGCTGTTGCCCGAGTGGGAAAGCTATTTAGGGCTTCCAGAGTGCAATATCCAGAACCAGTCATTTGAAAGTCGCCGTGCGGCTGTAGTTGAAAAATATCATCGCAAAGGTGGCCTACAGACGTGGCAAATCAAAGCTATGGCTCTGGCTCTCGGCTTCGTTGTAGAGGTTAACGAACACTTCCCGCACCACGTTCTACGCAGCGTCATGTATCCAATCTGGCCTAATCGATGGAGGCATACGTTGGAAGTAGTTGTTTATGGCATGCCAGACGGTCGATTTCGTGTGACCGACAATGTGCTAACACCACTGAAAACGCAGACGGCGTTGCTGCTTGAATGCACCCTGTCACGCTACAAACTGGGCGGGTTTACTTATGAATTCATCTATAAGGTCTGATTATGTATTGGGTTGATAATGGCACCGGTGTCACGATACCACCAACAATTCCGCCAGTTCAGTCATCAGTTCGCCAGTACTTCACTGAAGGCGGGCAAAGCCTGCAACCAACCATCCCAGGTGGTGAGTGGTTCAATATGGTGACTGATGAGTTGCTGGCAGTGCTAGCCGAAGCAGGAGTCTCAGCAAGTAAAGTTGACCACGCGCAGTTGTTGCTTTCTATACAAAAGTTGATTGAAAGAAAAACAAAATATGGATGTCCGTTAATTGGTAAGCTAATAGAATGGCCACACCAACTGATGCCGCATGAGATTTTCACTGACATCGGGATGACGTTCATTCCGTATATCGGACAAGCATTCGGTAAAGATAGATTCCCACTTCTTGCAAAATTGCACCCTAGCGGGGTGTTACCAGCAGACATGCGAGGTGAGTTTCCGCGAGGATGGGATAATGAGAGAGGTGTTGATGCCGGTCGTGTGCTTATGAGTCAGCAAGACTCATCAAACAAATCCCACGCGCATCCAGACTTATATGCCTGCGGCGGATCTCCTGGCGGGACGCCTGTTACCAACTCTGGATTCGCTAAAGAGTTTTATCCCATTAACACACCAGAGCTGAGAACATATCCGTGGACGGGAGGATCTGCAGGTCTAACTAGCGCGCCAAGTGGCGAAAACGAGGCTCGGCCCCGCAGTATTGCATGGAATATGATAGTGAGGGCTGCATGATGCCGTGGATTTCAGATATTACTCAAGATGTGGAAATCGCATCTTTTGACAACGCCAACCGTGAATTTGCAGGTGTTTACACTTACCGCGCAATTGAAGGATGTGGCCTTCCTCCGTTTACATGCTTCGATATTCCAGAGCACAAAGTCGGATTTGCTGCTGTGCGCACCACTGATGATTCTGGGTGGGAATATGTAGAAGACCATCGCAATGAAGTTGTTTACAGTACTGAAACCGGCGAAGAAATAGCAATTACTGAGCTTGGCCCGTATCCAAACAATACAACGCCACTTAAGCGACAAACTCAGCACGATTATTGGAATGGTTCGGAATGGGTAACAGATACGGATGAGCAAAAATCTGAATTTATTGCACAAGCTGAGGCGAAAAAGTCAGAATTACAACGCGAAGCAGAGTATGCAATTAAGCCACTTGATAGAGCAAAGTCTTTAGGAATTGCTACATCTGATGAGCTAGCTTTGTTGTTAGACTGGGAACGGTACAGCGTATTTCTTATGCGTGTCGATACATCAACAGCACCTGACATCCTTTGGCCAAAACTTCCACGCACATAAGCGTACCGCTAGTAAATTGATCCATTTTATGCGTGATCAATTTACTAGCCATTGTTGCTCAATATGCCCGCGCCGCCACATAGGACTAACCATGACCGCACGATTAATCCCTCTATCGGAGTGGGCGGACCTAACGTTCGCCAAGAACGCGCCTTGCAAAGCGACTCTCAATCGCTGGGCTGCACAGGCATACATACAACCCGCCCCCAAGAAAATTGCCCGCCGCTGGTTTGTCGAACCTGATGCTGAGTACATCGGTGAACAAGTAAAACCCGCGATATTCAAGACCGACAACCCCAAACTAAAACGAATCCTCTCAGGCAATGGCTAGACCAAGAAAAAACAAAATTGCCATACCTAATCTGTACTGCCGGTTAAACCGCAAAACCAATACGATTTACTGGCAATACAAGAACCCAAGGGATGGTAAGTTTTATGGACTCGGAACTGATTACGAAGAAGCTGCCGCTATCGCAACGGAAGCGAATAACCGCTTGTCATCGCTGCGAGCTAAACAGCTCGAGGCGGAACTACTCAAGCGCAACAAGACAGTAACGCTCTACGGAATATCCGTAGAGTTGTTCCTAGATAAATTTGAAAAATACCAGCAAGAAAGATTTGAAAACGGCCAAATAAGAGAAAACACCTTTAAGCAGAAGGCTTACCCCATTTCATTTATCCGACAGCACATCGGAAGTCAGCCGCTTAACTCGGTCAATGTTGGCCATTGCAATGAAATGCTGAATGAACTTGTTCAAGAGGACAAGCGGCGCATGGCGCAAATCATTCGGGGCGTGTTGATCGAGATGTTTAAAGTGGCCCAACATTTTGGTGATGTCCCGCCTGGGTACAACCCTGCGGAGGCCACTCTATTACCTTTCAATAGAGTGACTCGCTCTCGCCTTACATTCGATGAGTTCATGGCTATCTTGGACATCGCTAAAACGAAAAAACGACAACCATGGCTACGGCATGCCATGCTACTTGGCTTAGTCACCGGACAGCGACTAGGTGATTTGCTCAACATGAAATATAGCGATATTAAGGATGGCTATCTGCATGTAGTACAGCAAAAGACCGGTATGAAGATAGCAATATCAACCAATCTCTATAACGAAGCTCTCAAGCTGTCACTGCAAGATGTTATCGATATGACGCGAGATAACCGAGGCAGTGAGTACATCATCCATACCTATTACTCAACTTCGCAGACTAAAGCGGGTTCTGCGATTAATAACGCCACAACTTTATCTACAGCCTTCGGAAAGCTGAGAGACCAGTGTGGTATCGATTGGGGAGAACAGACACCTGCCAGTTTCCACGAAATTCGTTCACTGTCGGAACGTTTATACCGAGAGCAAGGTATTAACACACAGAAACTGCTAGGTCACGCATCGCAAAAAATGACCGACAAGTACAACAACAACCGCGGGAAAGAGTTCCTAAAACTGGATTACGACTAA